TTATTGATTAAATAAAATTTATTTGAATTAATTTTTGGATATTGAATTGAATTCTTGTAAAAAGAAATAGTTGGTAAATATTTTTGATAAGTAACAGCCAAATTTATTGTGTTCCCATTCTCAGGTGCAATATTAATTTTTTCTCCATTTTCTAGAACATAAATTTTATCAAATACCAAATACAAAGTTTTAAAATTTTTTTCATTCTCTAATATTTTATTGTTGATTGATGAATAAAAAACATCTCGATTTCTTATTTTCAAAGTTATTTTTGTTATATCTGATTTTATAAAATTATTGTCAAATTTTATTGCCAAATAATTAGAATAATAATTGTAAATTACATCCTTAAAATTAAATTTATTGTAATTATCTACTTGTTCAATAGTGTCATAAAAAGTATAATTATATGTATTTGTTATTTCTAATTTATGAAAATTATTATTTGTGTCTATAAATGGAGATGTTTCAGTTGTTTTAATTTGAGGAATATCAACTTCATTAATTTTAACATCAAATATATTTTCTTTAAACTTAAGGAAAGTATTGTTATCAATTGAATAATTTCCCATCCAACTATTTTTATAAAACATTGAGTTAAAAGATGTTAAAAAATCTTGATATGAAAAAGTATTTTTAGGATATATGGAGTAATATAAAGTTAATAACCTTGTACTGGAATAATCATATAATTTAGCATTATTTTTTGCTAGTAAATAAGTGTCCAAATATCTTTTATATAGAATATTATACACACTGTTTTTCCATAAAATCAAAAAAGATGTAATTGCTTTATTAGTTCCAGTCAATGAATTAATTTCTGTAATCATTTCTTCGGTAACAATTCCATAAATATTTAATAAATCAACAGGAGTTATGTTTTCCATTTCATTTGCATTTAATTTATTATTAACTGATTCTAATTCAGGATACTTTTTTATTTCTTGATTCAATGTTTGGATATAATTATCATTATTATATTGTTCAATAACTGAATCATCAGTATATTTGGTAGCTAAATAAAAATCATTATAATTCAGCTGATAATAAGGTATTTGATAAAATCTGGATAAAATATTTTTTAATTTGATGTATAAATTTTTAGTATTAGCAAATTCAGTATTTGTGAAAACTTCTGTTATTTTATCTCGAGTAGTATTAAATTCCATCTTAAATGTGTCCAATATTTGATTCTTAATATTGGCTGGCAAGTATTCAAGTACCAAATTATTTAGATTTTCATTCCATTCATTGTTATCCCTGATGTTATCATCACTGGTTTCAATATTATTAAATTCACCTAAATTATATTTTTTCCAAAAACTAAAAATATTATCAGTTGAAGAGAAAATCAAATTAAACATAATTAATATAATTAATGAATTATATGGTAGTGCTAAATCTCTATAGTCTTCAAACTTTAAGAAGTTGTTTTTACAATATTGATAAACAGTATCTATATCAAATTCTTGGTTCTCTTGTGATGCAAAATCAATGTTATTTACATATTCTAAATATCTTTGTATCTCATTTTTAGATTCACCTGCTATTTCTTGATTAAAATCAAAACTATAAATATTTTTTTCAAAAAAGTTTCTTATATAATAAACAGTAAAAATTCTAAATTTATATTTTTGATATAAATTGTTATATGAACTATTTACAGTCACCAAATTACTAAAATAATTTACATCTGCAGTTGTTGATGCTATATTTAACCATAACTGTTCCCAATAATTAGAATTAACTCTCAAGATGCTAATAATTGAAGATAATTGATTATCATCAATTTGGTATAAGGTCACATGGTGACCTATATCAATTTCTTTAATATATTCAGGTAATAAATTAGGAATCAATAAAGTTGACTCAATTTGAAATAATACTTTATCAAATGATAAATTAAATAAATTTTCTGGAATAATATACCAATTATCTTCCGCATATACAACAACACAATTTGTATTCATGTATGTAACATCTAATTGATTGATATTATATCCAGAATCAATTTCTTGTCTATCAACAACTGATTTTACAATCTCAAAATAAGGAATTTCTAATTTAAAATATTGATTATATAATAAATCTCCATTTTTCTCTATTGTTTTACTTCCTTTTTTTTCAAATTCCAAATTACCTATGAACCTATCATTTTGACACAACGAAAACATAGTATGTTGTCTATAAACTGTTTTAAAAAAAGTAATTTCTGGATTTCCAATAATCGGCGAATCTTGAATTCCAGTTGTTACTAATTGAATTAATCCTCCTGTCATTATTAGTTCAAAATAGAAAATAATCTTTAATTATATTTAATATAAAATTTATAAATATTAATATAACATTTGGTTTATGAACAATTATTTTTTAAAAATTATTCTTCTTGAAAATTGTCCATACTCAATTGCATTAGACAAACTCATTAAAAACAATAATATACCAAACAATTCAATTTGGGTAAATCAAACACAAAAAAATAACTACAAAACAGACCAAATTGACACTTTTCCACAAATATATCTTAATAAAATGAATAATAAAGATAACCTATTATTTGGAGGTTATGATGACTTTAGTGATTTCTTCTCCCAATTTAAAAGTCAAAAATTATCAGATGATAAAATAAATTTTTATATGAAAAAATTACAATGGTCTAAAAAAGCAGTTTTAAGATTAATCCAATTAATTAATTGAAAATTACTTTACCATTTTTATAAACACCTACTGGTTTTGAATTCAAATCATATACTATACCTTTTTCTTTTGCTTCATAATAATATTCTTTACCATTAATTTCTATCTTGTCTAATAGGTCTTCTTCTATTTCTACTTTTTCTTTTACTACTTCTTCATCTTGAACTAAATTTAATTCTTTTGATTTTAAATATTTACCTTTTAGTTTTTCAAAATCCAATCCTTCTCCATTACATATATCAACAAGTAATTTATACTTTTCATTAATTACATTTTGATGATATTCTTGTTTTATTTTTTTGAATTGATTTTGCAGTTTTGCATCCAATTCGGTAATCGAATCTATAAAAATTCCATGTAAATTTTTAACTTCCTTTAGTTTTTTCATTATTTAATAAACTAATTACGGAATATACATAATTTTCAATTTTTCCTTTAGAATTCATGTTATTATTGCAGGGATTGCGAATGAATCCAACAAAACTTTTCTTTTTCGGAATTCATATAGACGGCTTGTCTTTGGCAATTCTTGCATTTTTCTTTGGTATTTATTGGTACCAAAATATTTGTAAACACTGATATTGTTAGAGGTTTCTTCTTTACTAAACAGTCTATAATCTGAAACTGTTTGTTTATTATCTGCTCTTCCAATATCGTTTCTTGTATCTTTTCTTTTGAAATTTTTATAATTAATTCTTCCGCATCCTCTATTAATTTCTGGTTCATTAGATAATATTTTATTATTATGATTATGTATTTTATTCAATTTTTCTATATCTGAATATGAATCTTTATATAATTCATTTGTTTCATATTCATTCATATTTAAACTTGTATCATTATTTATGGTAATATCTTGTGATGTATATGTTGGGTTATCTTGTTGTTGTGATTCTTGGTCTATATTATTTTCCAAATTAATAGAACAACAATCTACGATAACATTATTCAACCAGAAATCGGCACAATAATTCTTGGTCACATACATCTTATTTTATTATATTAATTAATACTATAAATAAAAGAATTTTGATTCAATTTTTTAAGATTGTGATGACAAAAATGCTACTAATATAGCAATCAAAACAATTATAGTTGAAATAACATTCATAATAAATCTATCTTTTTGAACATACTTATCAAATATGAACTTTTTAATTTTTTCTCGATTTGATTCAATCGTATTTGAATTTTCATTAGATTCACTATTTAAATCTAAAAATGGTCGTAACTTATAATTCATAAAACCGATAATGATACTTATCTCTTCATATGGGGTATCCTCAGAATTTAATTTATCATAAATTTGACCCCAAGATAAATTCATTTTATTTGTTTTGAATTCATTAAGAACCAATTGACCATATAATTTGATGTCTCTAGTAAATGGAATACCCAAATAGTAATCAGTATTTTTAATTACATTAATTGTTGAAATTTTTAGAGATTCATCTGCTTTAGATTTAATTTTGTTAATATTTAATTGATATGTACTCAATTGTTTAATCAAACTATTTACAATATTATTAACTTCAGAAGTATTTTTAATTTTAAGATAAATATCATCCACATATACATTCATTATAAAATCTTTATCATTTTTATATCCAGTTTCATTTAACCATCTGAATAAAATTTCTTCAAGAGCCAATGTAAATACCAGATTTGAACTTGGTAAACCTGTTGGAATACCCTTTGAAATCTCAATTAAATGTCCATTATAATACAATTCACGATTTTTAATAATTGTCATGTATTGTTCAACTAATTCTTTTGCAGTTTCTGAATTAATTTTTCTAGTTAGATTAGTTAGTAATAGATTTTCTAATACATCCCATTCAAGAGAATCAAATGCACGTGAAATATCAATTAAAACCACATTATCAATACTTTGGGTGTTGGAAACAGCGGTGTTTATTATAGAACCAGAAAATGATTTCACCAAATTTGCTTTGTAAATTTGATTATCAGGAATGTTTTTACCACACTTTTGAATCAATTCCATACACCATATTCTATTAATAATTTTAACTGCATTGTGGTGATTAACTAAATATCTGAAATTTTCAGGCTTGGTAACATCTCCCGATTTATATTTAGGGAAAATAGTACATCTACAAATATCTTTCATTAAACTATTTCTTGATAGACCAGTTCCTGCTTTAAAATTATAAACTTGATTGATTTCATTATTAGTTACAGTACTTGGATTCAAATTAACTTCTTTTTCAAGACCTACGTTGTGGTAAACTCTAAATCCAATCTCACGAATTTTCTTTAAATTTTCTCTTACTTGGGTTTTAAATTTAGTTTTGTCTTTCATATCTATTTCAATATTAGGGACTTCAGAATCTTCTTCTGAATTGTCTTCAGCAACTTCTCCTGGGACTTGTTCTTGAACAGCTGGGACTTCATTAACTTGTTCTTGAACAGATGGGACTTCATTAACTTGTTCTTGAACAGCTGGGACTTCATTAACTTGTTCTTGAACAGATGGGACTTCATTAACTTGTTCTTGAACAGCTGGGACTTCATTAACTTGTTCTTGAACAGCTAGGACTTCATTAACTTCAACTTGTTCTTGAACAGCTGGGACTTCAACTTGTTCTTGAACAGCTGGGACTTCATTAACTTGTTCTTGAACAGATGGGACTTCATTAACTTGTTCTTGAACAGCTGGGACTTCATTAACTTGTTCTTGAACAGCTAGGACTTCATTAACTTGTTCTTGAACAGCTGGGACTTCATTAACTTGTTCTTGAACAGCTAGGACTTCATTAACTTCAACTTGTTCTTGAACAGCTGGGACTTCAACTTGTTCTTGAACAGCTGGGACTTCATTAACTTGTTCTTGAAAAGCTGGGACTTCATTAACTTGTTCTTGAACAGCTGGGACTTCAACTTGTTCTTGAACAGCTGGGACTTCATTAGTTAAAGTTTGTGGATTTCCAATAATTTTATTATCAATCAAAGTTTGAATTAATGATCCGCTAGAAGGTTTAGGATTATTCCATAAACTTTTCAAATAGGTAATAACTATTTCATCTGATGCTTGTAAAGATACTGACATTAAAGTATATTCAATTTATAATATAAAGTAAATAGGTATCAATTTTTTTAATAGTTACAATTTTTAAAGAATACTGGGAATGCAACAACATCTTTAATACTTTCCATTCCAGTAAACATCATACACATTCTATCTAGACCCAAACCAAAACCACCATGAGGTACAGTACCAAATCGTCTAAGATCCAAATAAAATTGTAGAGGTTCAGGATTTACTCCTTTCTTTTTCATAACTTCTAGCATTTTGTCAAGATTATCTTCACGCATTGAACCACCAATTAATTCACCAACTTTATATGGCATCAATAAATCGAAATTTTCACATGTTTCATTATCATCACATTGTTTCATGTAAAAACTTTTAATTGCAATTGGCCAATGAGAAACAAAAACTGGTCCCTTAAAATGTTCAGTTAAATAGTTTTCAAATTCAGAGCATAAATCTTCCCCATAAACAACTGGTTTAGTTAGTGTTGTTGCTTTTTTAAGAATTTCAATAGCTTCAGAATATTTAATTCGATTAAATTTAGCATCTACAATAGTTTGAATTCTCTCCAGTAAACCTTTACTTACAAATTTACTAAGATTATTAATATCTTCTAAGTTATGTTCAAGTATCCACTTACCAACAAACTTAATATAATCTTCACCTACTTGCATTAAATCATCAATAGTAATAAATACATCTTCTATTTCTAAATGTTCAAATTCACTAAGATGTTTGTTAGTTGTAGAATGTTCTGAACGAAAACTTTTATTAGTTGTATAAACAGAACCAAGGGAACAAGCCAATGCTTCCAATTGAAGTTGTGAACTTACAGTTAGATAAGCAGGTTTTTCAAAATGGTCACGCGACCAATCGTGTTTAGTACTTGATTTAATATTTGGTAGTTTAGAATAGTCAGAAATATCGTGTTCAGTTAATTGAAAAACACCTGCACCACCCTCACATTCATTTACTGTTACAATATTTGGATTCAAATGAAGATATCCCTTATTTCTAAAGAATTGATGTGTTGCATCGCTAATTGATGATTTAATTCTAAAAATGCTACCAAATGAAGAAGTTCTAGGTCTAAGATGAGCGTATGAACGCAAATAGTCAAGAGGAAGTTTACCTTTTGCTAGAGGATAATCATCAAGTGAAGCTAAGCCTAATACTTGAACAGATTTAACCTGAATTTCAAAAGGTTGTCCAACAGCAGGGGACTTGACGAGCAAACCAGAAACTTTAATACTTGAACCAGTATTAACTTTTTCTAATTCCGAAAATTGTTGGTCAACAATTAATTGAACACCTGAAGAATTAGACCCATCATTTAACTTAATAAATGTTAGGTCTTTTTGAGTTCTAACAGATAAGACCCATCCAGACACAGTAACCATGGTATCAAACAATTGTTCATATTTTTGAGATAGTTCCTTAATTTTCATTAAAATAAATAGTCTTTGATTTTAATATATTTATTTTCAATTTTTCAGCCCGAGTTTAAAAAAATTGTCAACAGCGAAGCGGGATACAGATTTATCAGGCCTAGTTAGAATTTGTTTGCAAATTCTAATATAGCCTAGAAAAAATTGAAATTATACAAGTCAGACGAATGATTTGTTAATTTAATGCAATCAATTTACATTTACTCAGGACATAGTACCATAGGTTCTCCAACCATTACCAAGTTATTTGAATCTAACAAAACTCCAACTATTCAACAAATTGAAGAATACTACTATTTGGAGGTTCCACCTAATTATCAATTTATTACCCTATATCAACCAAATCAACCAACATATATTAATACTACCATTTTGTTGTTTAGGGCTATTAAACAAATTGAAAACTTTGGTGAAGTTATTAGAAAATTATTTGATTATCAAACTCAAGAACAAAAAATTTCCAATATTAAAAAATTTGATCACATTTTAGTTTCCAATTTTTTAATTAATAGTTTAAACCTTGGTCAAAAAAATATCGAGAATTTTACTCAAAGGTTGTGCCCAATAATTTCCAAACCATTGATTGATAAAATTTATCAAAAGTATATTAATTATATGGATGATAATAGATTAAAAAACCCATGGTCAGGACAAAATTACATTTCCAATTTATTCACTTTTGGTTTTATTTCTGATGAGATAGTTCAAGATGTTTTACGAGAAGTGAATATTAATGTTAATATTTATAAATCTGGTGAAAAAATTAGATATATGAATTTTGACGATCTCGCAGTTTTTGAACAAAATTTAAAACTATATGTGTATATTAGTGGAATTTATCAATATCAAGATTACAAAAATTTGGAATCTATCTTATGGAAACGAATAGATATGATTGAAATTGATAAATTAAAAATAAATAATCCAACCACTTATAAAATCTTAGTTTCAAAAGATTCCCGGTCAAAAATTAACCAAGCTAATAATTTACCTAGATTTTATAATTTGGAAACAATTTTTGGAAAATTACCTGCAGGAACTTATATTATCCCTTCGTGTGGTAAGATTAATAGAGTATTCAGTCAAACTATTATTGACAATTGTTATGAAAAAACATTTCCATTAAATTAAATTTATTGTAAATATTTTTTACTTACTTCATAACCAAAAAATACTCCTCCATGTAGTGGCATTGCACGCATAATTGCCAAACTGAACCCCCTGTAAAAATTATTCATTCCTTTAGTTAATTTATTTGTAGAATTATTTTGATTCCAAATATTTGTAATAGTATATGGTAATGATTTATTATTGTTTTCAGCTTGATATTTTGTTTTAATCAAATCACTCGGATAGATAAAAATCCATGCACTTAGCCCAGATAAAGAACCAAATAAAAATGTTTTATAATAATTTTTGCTTGAATTATAGTTTTGGCTTAAATAATTGTAAGTGGAAAAATAAATACCAAATCCTGGGGTTTCACGGAAAATAGTTGGGGTAAAGCCTTTATATAAATTTGATGGTTTGATAATTTGTTTTAATTGATTCAAAGAAGTTATTTTTAATTCATTATTTTGATAATTAATTTTGAGTCGGTCAACTGGAGTCACTACAATTGTACTAATAAATCCACCAACCAAACCACTTACAAAGTTATTCCAACCATAACTTTTTGTTTTTTCATAAAATCCGAAAACAATACTTTTCTCAAGCATAATACCAACTAATGGTGGTGTTAGGCCTGAGTATAATTTACCTCTTGATACCGCATTTAAGATAGTTTTTGAAGTATTTGACTGAATTCTAGTTTTAACTGTATCAAAAGGATGAGAAATAATAGTACCAGTAAGACCTCCTAATAACCCATATAAAAAATCATTTTGCATTAAATAAATTAATTAATTGATAAATAAAGAAATAGTCAATTTTTTACTGATATTTATTAAAATATGTTTGACAAAGAGTCAACATATCATATACAGACATAATGATTACATTTTGTCCTGCAATATCATCAGAACTAACTCTTGAGCGTGAAATGATTTCTTCTGGTTCTTTGACTACTGTCCAAGTCATTACTTTATTAGATTTATCATCTTCAACTCCTAGTGGTTTATTATATGTTACATTTACAGCTGATGATACATTAGAAGGTACATTAACAGACAAATAAAATCCTTTGTATTTGGTATCATGAATACAAGATTTGAAAAAATCTTTTGGTAAAATTTTTAATCCCGTTTCTTCAGCTGTTTCACGAACTGATGCATTGTAAAACGTTTCTCCATTATCCCAAGGTGAACCTGAAATACATAATTGAAAATCTTCAATTTTATCATCATCAAAATATGCTGGAAGAACAACATATCCTGATAAACCACTGAATAGAGGTTCAATAAGATCATAATTATTCCTGATTGATTTAATTGGAAATGAAGAGCTAATAGGTAGTTTATCCCAACTAACCTGATAAATCGTATCACTTCCCTCAGTATGAATATAAGGAATTCCAAGTTGACTTATCACTTTTTTGGAAATGGTGATAGGTCTAAAATCTTTCTTAGTTAAATTTTTTGGAGAAATTGTCAAGTCCTTGAAAGGTCTTATAGGATTGGCAGGAAATACCTGCGAATTTTGTACGGTAATAGGGCCAGTTGCAACTGATGCCCAAGATTTGGTAATAATAGAGGTAGTTTGCATTGAGGTCATTAACGTTGTTTAATATTCACCCTAGCCCTTATTTTTTTCAATTTTTAAATAACAAATAAATTATCTATCCTTAATTATATAAATATATGGGAATCCCTGGACTTTTAAAACATTTAAGAGAAACTTATCCTGGAACATGGATTTCAAATCAACCTAACCCAATCAAATATGATTTCTTATTTTTAGACTTTCAATCAATCATATATAGTTTGTTTGGGGTGATTGGTAATGAAATTAATTATTTTATCAGACTTGGACAAATTTATAAATCTCTTGAATCAGATAGACAAAAAATGGATTTTTTATTACAACACGAAATTAAATTTACTTGGATTATTAAAAATTATGTTGATTATTTTAGTTTATATGGGATTCAAAGTGCAGATTTTGTTTGGGAATTTAAAAATGAAATATCTCTTGGTAAAAGAAATAAAACAGTTAGTCAAAAATTATCTCAATTAATGGACAAATTAAATGACCAAATTAATTATAACTTAAATTGGAATCAATTTTTAGGACAAAGAATTGTTAATCTCGTTAAATCATTATCTGATTATTTAGTTAATAAGAAAGATTGTTATTCAAACACTTTCATATTCTTTGATGGTATACCCACTAAAGCAAAAATAAAAGAACAAATATCTAGACGTATTTTCCCTGAGGTACTTGGTGCTATTAAATCAAGTATTGACGCAGATGCTGCTATATCTGGAGATTTGACTTTAGAAATGAGAATAAAGGAAAAATTAGTTAAACTACCTCATATTGGTCCTGGGACCGACTTTTTAATTCAATTAAGAAGAGATTTTGAAGCAGTATCCGACCCTGTAAAAGGTAAATTTTATGTTAATGGAGAAAAAATTTTAGGCGAAGCTGAACATCAAATTATGAGTTTCATTCACACTAATACAGATAAATTTGCCAATAAAAAAATATTATTATCTTCACCTGATGCAGATTTAATTTTATTAAGTTTCATAAGTATTAGCAAAAATTTTATGATTAATTTATTAAGAGTTGATAAAATAAATGAGGAAAACTTTAACTTTAAAATAGAAGATTTAGATGTTTACAAATTAAATAGAACCCCTTTCCAATTAGTATTTGAATATATCAATACATGGGAATTATTAAAAAAAATAGGAATTGCTTACGATATGCAAAAAACTATTGATTTATCTTTCATATTATTATTATTAGGAGATGACTTTTTACCTAAAATTCCTACTCTTAAAATTGATAATTTGACAGATATTATTGAAGCATATAATTCGGCAAAAGTCAAAATTATAGATTTTGATAAATCACAAAATCAATATAAAATAATACATTGTAATTTGTTAGAATTCTTTAAGGAGTTAATTAAAAATGATAATGAATATAATTGGGACCAAAAAACTATGACTTTCCATAATAATAAAGTTAAGAATATGAAAAACTTGGCATTTAGTGGTATTGAATTAAATGGTCAAATTAAAATGTTACCTAAACTACCTGTTAACAAACAAATAATACCCCAACCCCAAAAAAGATATCCAGCTAAAAAATTAGTACCATTACCCGGTTCTGAATATCAACACATGTTTTATGACCAAAAAACATATTTCAAGTGGTTATTAGAAAATAAAGGATTTTATAATAAAGCTAGAATAATTCCTCAAAATGTTTTGGAATTTAGTTATACCAGAAATGGATTAGAACAAGATTTTCACAAAGATTTCTATTCTAATTTTACATCTTTATTTAAAAAGAGATCTGCACTATTCAATGGTTCCAAGAAACCAGTTGAACTTGTTAACCTGAAACCATCAAACAAAACTAAATATGATAACAAAATGAAAAATTATTTAGAAGGATATACCTTTATTTTAGATGCCTATTTAAATAATAATATTAGAAATTATGAATGGGTATATAAATATAGTTCAGCACCCACCATTACTCAATTAGTTGCTTTTATGGATAGTAAATCAAATGGAGACCTATCTATAATATTTAATTATGTAAAATCATCTGGACCCAATATAACTGATATATATAGTAAATTAAAATATATGGATATTACTTCTTATAGATTATATATGGAAAATTCAAAATTAGAATTATTAAAAGAAATAGCAATTAAAGTAATCAATAAATTATATCCAGAACCTGGTTTTAATTCAACAAAGAAAGCAGAACTAAAGGCAATGACAAAAGAGCAAATATTAACTGAATATTTTACTTATCAAAATGCAGATTTAATTTTTGATTGTTCTGATAGTTTCTATCTTAATAAATGTTTGGAAGGTCATGTGATTGATAATATAAAACCATATGAAAAACAACTTCAAATAAAAGACAATAATTTGGAATTTATGGATAAATATCTTAAATATAAGATAAAATATTTCCAATTAAAAAAATTATTAAACGAACAAAAATAATAACATCATTAAAGTATTATAAAGATTTTATCTAATTTAATTATAATACATTATGTCTTCAGATGTAAATAATCAAAATGATATTTCCCATATAATTGATAATATTTATTTGGGTAATGTTAAAGGTGGTACAAATTTGGAATTATTAAAAGAACTTAATATTAAAGCAGTTGTTAGAATATTAAATCCTGATAATATACTAATGCATAGATTAAGAGATATTACTAATAATGATGACCAAAATAATGGAGACCAACACAATATTAATTATCATTATATTGATTTATATGATCATCCACATGATTACCTAATTAAATATTTAAATAAATTTATTAATTTTATGGAAGAAAACAAAGATAAAAATATTCTTATTCATTGCATGATGGGGATAAGTAGATCTGCATCATTTACCATATTGTATCTTATTAAAAAATATTTTATGACATTTGATGAAGCTGTTAAATTTGTCAAGGATAAAAGAAACATAATTAATCCCAATGGTGGATTTTTATACCAAATCAAAAAATATCATGATACAATGTTTGATACTTAAATTTGAGTTATTGTTACCTTCATTTGGTCGCAAAAATATTCAACTAATGAATCATTTTTATAATCAAATATATATCTAATTTGTTTAATTCCCGATGCCAAAAGTAATCGTGTACAAATAATACATGGATAATGTGTGACATATGCTACAGAATCTTCACAACTAACACCTCGCATGGCACAATCACATAATGCATTTTGTTCAGCATGAACGGTAGCTTGTTCATGATTATCTCTTATGATAGATTTATGTTCACAACCAGGTAGAAAACCATTATAACCTTGTGAAACAATTCTATTATCCTTAACCAAAATACAACCAACTTGTAATCTTTCACATGGACTTCTTTTGGCTGTTACTTGTACAATTTCCTTAAAATATTCATCCCAACTTGGTCTTTTTTGTTTATCCATTAATTAAATAATAATTAGTTCAAATAAATAAAATCATCAATTTTTGCTGACATAAAATTTTGTCCCAATTATTTGGTACAAATTCTAACACAATTTTTTGGTAAATCCCGTTTATTCATCAAACATAGTTTAAATGCAATACTATTAAGATGTTGACAATATTTAATTGAATGACTATCATGCTTGCATTCAATTAAACATCTTTTAGTTTCAAAGTATTTAGCACAATTAACCAATGTGGTAAACAGACAAATAATTATAATCAATTGATATAATTTCAGCATGTTAAATAATTCAATATGTAATTTTATTGATTTTCAATTTTTTATTGATTTAAAAGAATTTTAATATTTATTATATAATGTTTTTAGTTGATAAATACTATAATGATTCAAATTATATAACATGTCACCAAGCAATCATTAACAAAATTATTGATAGTTTTGATGCTCATAATCAAATATATGCAAACATTGATTCGGTTATTAAACTACCTATTGATGAATTTCAAAAAGTAATTACAGATTTAGATTATGGCACTTGGAGATATGCTAATTTTCAGCACTTGGTAGTCTATGGACCTAGTGGTTGTGGAAAAGAATTTTTGGTTAATAAATTATTGGAAAAAATTTTTGGAAAATCAGGTACTGAATTAAAAGAAGTAGAATATACTGTATCTGGATATTCCAATACCAAAACTAAAATTATGATTAAACAGTCAAAACATCATATCATTATTGAACCTAATTCGAACGGGTTTGACAAATATTTAATTCAAGAAATTATTCAAGATTATGCTAAATCAGAACTATTAAACATAATCAAGCAAAGAAAATTGTTCAAAGTAGTTGTAATTAATAAAATAGATAATTTATCATATTATGCTCAAGCATCTTTAAGAAGAACCATGGAAAAATATTCAAGCACATGTAAATTTATCTTGATTTCGGACCAATTATCAAAGATAATTGAACCACTACGTTCTAGATGTTTAATGATTCGTGTTCCCTTACCTTCTTCTGAACAAATTTTAGAAACATTATTACATATTTGTCAAAAAGAAAATATTAAAATTGGAATGAAGAAGCTAGCATCAATAATAGAAAATTCTGATAATAAAGTAAATCACGCAATTTGGTTATTAGAAATGTATAAATATAATATAACCTATGAAAAAAATTGGGAATTAGTTATTGATAACATAATTGAAACATTAATAGACCCATCAATAAGAAATAATAAAAAATTGTATAGTACAATGAAAAAAATTAGAGAACAATTTTATGTTTTATTCATTACTAATATACCAACCCAGATTATTATAAGGAAAATTATGACAAAATTATTGGAAAAGGTAGATGATTTAAAACTAAAATATAATATTATTGATATTACATCAATTTTTGAACAACGATTGAGTCAAGGTACCAGACATATAATTCACATGGAAGCATATATAGCAAGATTAATCTATTTATTTACTAACTATAAAAACGATCTAGAATATAATTTTAATTTGGATGTTTTAGAAATATAAAAAATATAAATATAAAATTCTAATATATATATATTATTAATATGGAAGATAACCTTAATTATGATTTGGAAGATAAAATAAATATAATTTACGATTATCTATATAATACCAATACAAAAAATTGTTTTTCCTTTGATAAACTTCAATTAGGGAAAATTGGATTAGGCGATATTAAAATTGATATGCCTATTGATTCAAACCAAGATGAAATTAATATATATCAAAAAAATTTACAAGATATTTTAGATGGTAAATTTAAATTATTATCTTATGATGAAAATACTCATCAAATATTTTTAAAAAAATATTCCAATCAATTTTCCGTTAGTGTTAAAGTTAGTTTTTATGAGAATACCGAAAAAATAAATTCATTTAATGATTCAGTAAATAATGATTCACTATTTTCTTATGTGCTAAGTCAATTAGTTCTATCAAATAAAACACGACACATTTTATTACCAATAATTAATTTGGATACTAAATTTAGTGAAATTGAAAAATTTACCTATGATGATATTTCCAATCAAAAAATAAAAAGTGCAATATTAAACGGAAATATTACAGATTCATGTTGTTTACAATTGAGAGAGCACTTTTTTAAAACTGTAAATTTGGAAGAATATTTAAAAGAAAATAAATGTGCTTACAAACCTTTATTGTTCCAAATTATTCATACTTTAGCAGTAATGCAAAAAGAGTTTGAGGGTTTTAGACACAATAATTTATTATTAAAAAATATTTTAATTTATCTTAAGAGACCTTCAGAAACTTATTCAGAATATGATGGTTTTAAAGGAGACAAATTTTACTTACCTAATCCTGGTTTTGACATTAAAATTACAAATTTTGAACATTCAATAATCCCTAAATTTTATGGTCTTCATAATTCTAAAAATAGCAAAATTAAATTTGCTGATCAACCAAATAGTTACTATGATATTTTCGTTTTTTTAAATGATTTATTAGAAGGGGTTACATTAATGAGTAGTTATTCAGAAACCAAATGTGATATGGAAACCAAAAAATTCCTTGATAAAGTAATTCCTCCCCATATCAGAGGTCTTGATTATAAAAACTTTAATAAAAATTATGTTATTGTTAGTCCATTAGATTTATTATATGATTCTTATTTTGAAGAATATAAAAATAAACCCTCTAAAAAATCTGAAGAAACAATAGCTAATAATCAGTATTATACAAATAAAATAGATACTTTTATGGATTCTGATAATTATTCTGTTTTGGGAAATCAAGATAAAATAATATCTAGTTCTAATATAATGATGAAAAAAACAAGTACTAGAAAAATTAAGACTGACAATAATGAAACCAGTAAAAAAGGTGGGTCAAAAAAAATTTTAGAAGACATTGATGAAGAAGGTGTTAATACTAGAATTATTAAAATAGACCAAAATGACCAAAAAATTTATAGAAAACAAAAAAATGAAATCGTTGAATCATATGATAATGAATTATATGGTGGAGCAGATAAACCAGAACTCGCCCCATACAAAGCAGAAAAAAATACCACTTTCATTTCCAATGACCAAAGAGAAACATTTAAGAAGAGAGCTGCTGAAAATCCAATTAGAGAACCACCTGTAATTTTAGAACAAAAAGTATATGATGTATCCCAAAAACCAGCACCCAAACCACAATTCCCACCAACTTTTATTCCCCTTTATGGTCAAGAAGGTGATGGTGTAGTTAATCAATTACTTCCTTATTCTCAAGTAGTTAATCAACCACCTGTTCAAAAAGTATATAACGTCAGTTTAACAAACCCATTACAAGGAACAACCTCATTAAATAGAATTTATGAAGATGTTTTACCAAGCGACCAATTTGGTTTCACATCTATTTCTGTTTATGAACGTTCTCAATTAATTGATTTCCTTAGGAATAATATATTAGAATACGGTGATGGTGAAGAAATGACTATTACTGGTGGTAAAAATTCTTTATTGTCCCATATTAAAGTTTTAGATGTTAATCCTTATACTGTTAAAAAGAATCCTTATGTTGATTTAGCAAGAAACTTTTTATTATACAGAGCTGGTTATCCAGTTAGATTTGATGATAGAAATAAGATTATTAATTTGGGTAAGAATTCTATGGGTCTTAATATTCGTATGTATATGATGACAGTAGGTGACCTAAAATGCAAAACAATAAACAATCATATTAATTCTGATAATTTTGATTTATGGAGAGAAGTTAAATATTATGATTTTGTTAAAAATGAAATTATCAAGAAGAAATTATCTCCTAACTTTATTGCTCCTGTTTTATATAAAATTGATTCACAATCTAAGATTGAATGGGATAAATTAGAAATGATTAAAAACAAGGGATACTCTAATGACACTATAAAGGAGCTCAAAGAAAATCAACAAAAAATTAATAAAGATCACAAGTTAGTAAAAGAACTTGGACTCTTCCAACAATTGTTACCAATGCAATTTAGAAGACAATTAACTTTAAGTGTAGTCAAGGATAAAACAGACAAGAAAACTGATGAAATTAAACCAGAAGATAAAGAAGATTTATCCCAAAATTCAGGAAAAGTTCTTATTCTATTGACTGAAGCTCCTACTACCAATTTTATTCAATGGTCTTCAACCATATATGAATCTTTTGGTACTGTTAAAAAGATGATTTCTACTGGTTATCATACTCCTGATGTTTGGAAATCAGTGTTATTCCAATTGGTATATGCATTTGCTGTCTTACAAGAAAAGGAAATCTATATGAAAAATCTTTCTTTAGAAAATAACTTTTATATTAAGGATATATTCAGTGATGCTAATGCTGTTGGTTCATGGATTTACAAATCTGATAACATTGAATATTATGTGCCTAATTATGGTTATATTTTAATGTTTGATTCCAAATATTGCGATGTTGAAACTAGTCAATCATTAATTAAGAAAAATATTTCAGATAAACAAATATTTAAAATTAATGGTTCCATCTTTAAAACTAATGGATTACACGACGGTGATGCATTCAGAACAGTTATTTACAATCAATTTAAATCCATTATTGACCCTGATAACTTTGGTCATAGTTTCAAGGTTAAAGGAGGTTCAGTACCTGATGAATCTATTATTAATTTGTTAAAAGCAATGTTTTCTAATACTTCATTGAAACAAATAAGAGATTATCTTCCAGAATATTTCGGAGAATTCTTACATAATAGAATCGGTACATTGTTACTCAAATCTGAAAAAGATATGATAAGCCCATTATCCAAACCTAAATTTAATAAAGGTAATTTAATGGCTTTCCAGAAAAGATTCTCTGAATACGAATGGGTTGTTTATTTGGGTGATTCCGGTGATGGATTACGTAAAAAGATTATTAGAAAAGTTGGTGATAATTTCGTTCATGAAGATGTATTCACTAGCACATTATTTAGTTATCCAGAAAATGATAAAATTTTACCTAATTCTAGCAAGAATTTCAGATATGATGAACATCACATTTATGAAACTTATAGCTTGGATGGTTAAAAACAAAAAATATTTATTAGCTTTATTAAATTATTTTTAATTTAATAAAAAAATAATTTCTATCCCATTAATAATGTCCTTTAAAAATACCAAATTTAACTTACAAGAAATGCCTGTTGCTTTCTTCGCTGATAATGCCAAAGCTAATGAATTAAGAAATCAATTAATTAAAAATCAAGTTAGAATTAGTGAATGTGAACAGGGTATGTTAGAAGACGTCTTTTTTTCAGAAGATAATATAGATTTAATCAATAAGCAACTTATTATGTCTGTTTATAATAAAACAGGGGGTGAAATTAGAATATCACCTCAATCATCACAAAGTTTGATTATAGTTATGAGATACGTATTTTTGGAATATGCTAGACACTTACCATATGACATTGCAGGACAAATTAGAGAATTAAATTGTCAAGTTGTTGGAGAAATTATGCCTAAAATAATTACTGAATCTACTCAAAGAATTGCCTATTTGAAGGAAATTAATGGACCCAGAAGTCTCCCTCCATTACCAACCTTTGCATCTAAAGGTAAACGTAATGATAATCAATCTATTTCTAGCATTTTAATGAAATAATTTTTGGTAATATTTTTTTGGTCTAAATCTCACCTCATACCTATATATTTTCCAAGAATTTTCTAAAAAATAAAAAAAAATTTCGCGTGCCATAATTATTGAATTTCAATCATTGAAATTTATAAAATACATTTTGAATAAGAATACTAATTTTCAAAATGTATTTTTATTATTATTGAAAACATTGAATGTATGTATTATATATGTAATGATTTAAAATACTATTATTTATGTATTATAAACATATGTCAAACGTTCTATTATTCTTTTTAATTTTTGGTGGTTAATTGTGGTACCACATGTGGTCATTTGGTGGTCATTGTAGCAGTATACCAACAAATTTCATTTCAATAATTGAAAAATCAATAATTTTAAAATCATTTAAGGATAAACTTTATTTACTATTAATAATTCAATGATTGAAAAGGAAGTAAAGAAGGAATATGTATGTAATTTATGTAATAAACATTATAAAGATAATTCAGGATTATGGTATCACAATAAAAAATTTCATCAAAATTCGGTGGTTAATGTGGTACCAAATGTGGTTAATGGTGGTCATTCTGATAGCCCCCAAAATATTTCTCAATGTAAATTTTGTAATAGAGTATTATCAGATAGATTCTCCAGATGGAAACATGAAAAAAAATGTTCAAAAAATAATAATATTGATAATGAACTTGATAAAATTAAATCTGATGTTGAGGAATTAAAAAAAATTTCTGGTAAAACAAATTCAACTGTCAACAACATTAATAAGGGAATAATCAATAAAGGAGTCATTAATATAACTATGAACAAACCCGGATATGAATCATTAGAAATACTTTCAGATAATGAAATAGAATATATTTTTAACCAGGAAATGAATAGTATTATTTCGTTAATTGAATTTTTAAATTTTAATCAAAAACATCCTGAGAATCACACTTTTTGCACAACCGCATTAAATGATAAATATGTTAGTACTTTAAATACTCAAACTTTAGAAGTTGAAAAACAGAGAAAAAAAGATTTTTATGATTATTTAATTGATCGGGGTATAACAAATATGAAATCACTATTGGACAGATTAAAAATTATGAAAACAAAAAAAGCGATTGATTGCCAAAATAAATTAAATAAATTAGTCGAATTTGTTGTGGTTAATAAAAAGGGCAAAAAAACATGTTTTGAATTAATAAATGCACTTTCATTTAATAAACGTCATATGACCCAAAACACTTGGCAAGGTCTAAAAGATGGTAACATAATTAATGATGAAAAACTGCAAGTAACTGATAATAAAGACCCTATTGAAACTTTAAAACAATTAAGTAAACCAAAATCATCCAAATTAATTTTAAAACATGAAAATATGTCAGAATCAGAATCTGAAATTATGGTAACATCAGATAGTGATACAGATAGTGATGATGAATTCATTTATCCTAAAATTAACTTTAAAGGTAATACTTATATCTTAGATGGAAATCAATTATATTCAATTGATTCAGATGGTAACAAAGATGAATTATTCGGTACATATTTAAACGGGAAAGTTAAAAAAATAAATCATTTTGATGTATAAATAATTATCTATTTGAAATATAAATTAAGTTTGTTTAGTTAATATGAATTAACTTACATAAATTTAAGAATCTTTTCGATTTCACTAACAGTGATACTATTATTATCTTTATTGTATTCTTTGTCAAGCATGAGTGATTGTGCCATTCGAATACTATTTTTAATTTGACGCCCGTTAATTTGATATTGTGATAGTTTATCAATATCTTCTGGAGTCATTTTAATAGCTGCTGCAGTTAGAAGATTATTCCAAACTTGTTGACGAGCATCTTGAGATAAAACTTGGTATTCAATAATGATAGAAATACGTGATTTGAATGCAGGGTCCAAATCTTCATTACGATTGGTAGTAAGGAACATGACTCCTTGATGACGTTCAAGAAGACGAAGGAAAATTGAAACCATACCATTACGTTCAACGTCGTTCTTATTACGAGCTTCCATAAATATGTCAGCCTCATCGATTAGAATAACTGCATCCCAAGAATTAGCAATTTCTAAAATGTTATTTAGTTTACGTTCCAAAGTATCCACATTAGTACCTAATTCACCAACTGTAACCGAGTAAAGAGGTTTATGAAGTAGTTCAGCAACAGCTTCACATGTGAGAGTTTTACCTACTCCAGGAGGACCATGAAGCATAAAGATACATCCTCCAGATTTACCCCCGATGATATCCTTGAAACTATGTTTAACATTAAGAATAAGAGCTTTCATCATCTTTTTAATTTCAGGATTAAGAACTAGATAATTAAAAGCATTATCATCAAACTTGATTGGCTTGAGATGGTCAATATAGAGTTCACCCCAACGTTTAGAGCTAAAACTGAAACCATAAAGGTATGGCCAACACATGAAATTATTGGTTTCATTAATTCCGTGAATTTTATTAGAATGATGTTTATAATTATTTAGATAGGATGGCATCATGCGGTCAAAACCTTGAGAATCAACCATGATTCGTCCATCTGCCTTAAAATGTTGATATCCATATCCTGTGTTGATACACATGTTACCTTGATATTCTAGATAGTGTGCACCTTGACAATATTTGGCGAAGGTTTCACCACGTTGACGGAGAAATGCCTCATCTTCCGCATTCATAATACGGACTTCAAGGTCATCCATAGACCTCACACCACCAAACTCATCAATGTAAAAGTTCTTGTGAATTTGTTTAAGTTCATTACCAACAGGCATATTACAGACTCCAGTAATTTCAAATACTCGTCCACCCATTGTTTCAACCATTCGTGTGGAATGAACAATAGAACCAACCATCTGATTATTATGAACATAACCAACAAACTTGGTTCCAATAATAAATACACTACCTAGGTTGTTAAAATTAATCTTATTAGATTTAGTCATATTTTAAAGCTGGTCGAGTTTTGATTTGAAAAATTCATTAAGATAAACAGTCAAGTCAATTAGACTGAAATCTCCAGAATTAACTTTATCTTGAATTGATTTTAGATGAGGATAAAGGTCCTGAGGTTGAATCATAATTTCTTCATTATAAAGTTCTTCAATTTCGGTCATATCTTGTAGGACTTTTACCATTGGTTCATCTTGACTAATGCAGATATAAGTTCTAGAGATAGAACCCAATGGGGTAGGAACTTGGACTTCTTTCACCATGAATCCTTGGTAAACTGTAGTATTATCTTGTTGTACGTTATTATTAGACATTACCAAACATAAAAATTGAAGCTAATAATATTAAATATCAATTTTTTATAATTAAATAATGAATTATACAGAAAATTACATTAATTCCCATTGGTATTTAACTTTTTATTTTGATAAATTACCATTGGGTAAAATTATATTTGACAAGTATCCTTCTCACTTATATTTGGTTTACATTTATATTGAAAAACAATTTCGTGGGAAAAATTATTTGAAATATATGTTAGCTGTGTTAGATAATTTGTATTATACAGATTTAGTATTAGAAGCCAAAGAAGATAATGTTAGATATAATAAATTAATAAATCATTATATAAAACATGGGTTTGAAATTATTGGTAAATCAAGGTATGAGTATCAAGGTGATAATCTGTTTAGAAAACTAACAATGAAAAAGAAATTTATCCAACAACTTAATATTATTGGAAACTAAAACTTAATATAAAGAGTTAAATTTAATTTATTAATAATGTACAAAAGATTATTTAGTACCTTGGCAAACAACTATAAACCTTTACCTGTTAAAATAATTAGGGGTAAAGATTATTTTCTCTATGGTGATGATGGTAGGAAATATATTGATTTATTAGCTGGCCATAGTGCAGTAAATCAAGGTCATTGTCATCCTAAGATTGTAAAAGCTTTGAATGATCAAGCATGTAAATTAACTTTACCAAGTAGAGTTGTGAGGAATGACCAATTAGAATTATGGGCAGAAAAGATTACAACTAAAACAAATTACCAATCTGTATTACCAATGAATTCCGGTGCAGAAGCAGTTGAAACAGCAATAAAACTTGCAAGAAAGGTCACCAAAGAGTCTTGGGGATACAAAAATTCACATTTATTATGTTTAACTGGAAATTATCATGGGAGAACTTTGGGTACAATTAGTTTAACAGATTATGAGCCATATCGAGAGAATTTTGACCCATTATTTCAAAATGTGCTTAGAGCAAAAGTAAATGATATTCATAATTTCAAAATAATATCAGAATGTTATCAACAATCAATTAGTGCAATTATTTTTGAACCAATTCAGGGAGAAGGTGGTGTGGTCCCGTTAAAACCAGAGTTTTATAAACAAATATTTGAATTTAAAAAAATTAATCCAGGTACATTGTTAATTGCAGATGAAATTCAATCTGGTCTTGGTAGAAGCGGACCAAACTGGACAGCATGTGAATCATTATTTGGTAACCAACTAAAACCAGATATTTTAATATTGGGTAAAGCACTTAGTGGAGGTATGATGCCATTAAGTTGTATCTTAACTAGCTCATATATAATGAAACATTTTACACCCGGAACTCACGGTAGTACATTTGGTGGCAATCCTTTAGCTTGTGCGGTAGGACAGGTGGCATTAGATGTTTTAGAAAATGAATGTTTTCCAAATATTCCATTATTAAACCAAGTTATTGTTGATGAATTAAGTAAATTTAAAAAGGATCCTGTTATTGACATTAGAGGTATGGGAGTATTTTGGGGTATTCAATTTAATCAAGATTATAATTTGGATTCTTTACAATTTAGATTATTGGATAAAGGATACATCACTTGTAAAAGTAGAAATAATACCTTAAGATTTACACCACCATTAACCATCCCACCAGAAGAAATTAGTAAGGCATTAAAAATTATTAAAGAAAGTATCTAATTATAAATTATTCGGTTCAATTACAGTAGAGATATAATCATGAAAGGTTTCTCTACGTCTAATAAGTTTAAAACTATCTCCATTCCATAGAATTTCAGGTGCTCTTAATTTTCCATTATATTGAAATCCCATAGAATGAGAATGTGCACCAGTGTCCCAAATAATGAATATATCATCTGGATTTGCTTTAGGTAGTAACCTATTTTTAGCAAACCAATCATTATTTTCACATATAGTTCCTACCACATTAGCTTCCATTAAATCAGTATCATCTTTATTCAAGATACTAATATAATGATATGAATTATACATTCCGGGTCTCATTAGGTTACTCATACATGCATCCAATCCATAAAATATCTTTCCATATAATTTTTTAACACTATTACATTTAGCAATTAGATAACCATATGGACCAGTAATGAATCGCCCATTTTCCATAAAAACTTGTGGGGTTAAAACATTATAATTTTTGCTATTTTCCAATATTTTTTTTCCAATTTTTTGAGCCAATAATTTAATATCAATAAATTCCCCAGATTGATAGTTAATACCTATTCCACCACCCAAATTAAGATATTTGATATCAATATTTAATTTCTTTATTTTACCAATTAGACAGAATATTTTATCGATTAATTCTATCCAATAATCAGTATTCAAAACATTTGACCCAGTCATGACATGAATTCCAATATCAACAACCCCATAATCTACTGCCATTTGACATGATTCAATTATTGAATCTTCATCCATACCAAATTTTGCATCTGGACCTCCTAAAACATTTGATTTTGTTTCAGAATCAGTTCTTCCAATACCAGGATTAAATCTAAAGAATAATTTATTGGGAAGAGACTCATTGATTGACCATAATTTGGTTACAAGGGATACATCATCCAAATTAATAATTACATTCATATCTAATGCTAGTTTTAACTCTTCAAATGAAGTATAATTGGATGTGAACATAATTCTATTACCAGGAATACCAATTAATTGGGCTAATTTTAATTCTGATATGCTAGAACAATCTAATCCCATTCCCAAATCAGTTAACATTTTTAATATATGGGGATTAGGTAATGCTTTGACAGCAAAAAATTGTTGGAAACCAGGTAGATAAGCTTTAAAAATATTTAGAAAATGATTTGCATTCATTAACATAGTTTCACCATCGTACAGTTGTAAAGGTGTACCATAAATACATGCTAACTTTTTAATAGTATTTTCATCCCATGGTATAATTCTTTTAATATCAGTTGATGTAGACATTAATACTAAAATTGATTTAATTTATATAAATGAAAATCAATTTTTATTATTAGATATAGAAAAGATGTAGAAAAATTGAAATTATATATCTATGGGATTTTCATTACAAATAGTAATGGTACAAGTTATTTTTAATACTCCATACGGTTACCAACAGTTTGAAATTGATGCATCGATTTGTATTGATCCATTAACAAACAGTCTATATAAATTTGCAGAAGTTCATGGTAAAACTTGGCAAATTACTTTTATAGATGATTTACAAGACCAACCATTTGCATTTACCCCTAGTGTATCTGATAATCATCGCGGTCTATATGTATTTAATTCCCAATTAAATATTTATGTCAAATATTAGAAGTCATTATATCTTTCCAGGAAATAATCAAATGATTGATATCTAATTGAGTATTATATCCTAATTGTTCAAAATATTCAGATATTTTTTTTATTTCATTAGTTGAAGTTTTTGGAATAATACAATTTGAAGGCGAAGAATCTAGATTTCTCAAAATATATTTATGATTGTAATTAGTGGGTGATAACAAATCATCCAAATCAATTTTAATTTCACTATATCCTTTGTTTGCTCGTTCTTTTATTTTTTGACATATTAATTTAATTTTATCATAATTATAATAGTTAGAATTTGTTAGTTGTCTGGCAGACTTTGCATCAATTATTTCAAATTTATCTAATTCATCATTATTTGTTATAATAGATGGAATATTTTTTAGATTATCTATTTTATCAAGGGAAAGTTTTGGTAGAATAATTCTTTTATTTAGTTCATTTGAATAATTTTTATTAATATTTGTCTGTTGATTTAATCTAGGTGATTCAACAGAAATTGATTTAATAATTATTTTATCTTTATTAGATATTTGGTTGTAGTCAATAGGTATAATTTGTGGATTTTTGATATATAATGTTTTTGAATATTCAAGGGCTTCAGAATATTTACCCTTAAATATTATGTCAATACAATAATCAAAATTATATATCTTCCAAAAAACATCTTTATAGTTAGAGTGAATCATTGACGGGTATAGTATTAGCTTATTAACATTTATTTTCATTTTTTATTAAAAACTTATTGTAATTAATAAAAACTTTTTATTAGTTATTTAATTTAATAGACAACTTCACCTTGAGTTTGGTCCTTAACTAATTGGTACATGAAGATGATACCACGTTGTTTGGCCATTTCAGTGAAAGAAGAGTTGGCAGGGCCTAAACCAGGGGTACCATATAATTGAGAAACAGGGGCACGGTTTCTTAAGGCACCAGTGGCAGGGTCAACAACAGCATCAGCAACACCAATAGGGTCATATTGGAAGAATTCATTGGTGGGGATACCCTTAGCAGGGTCAACATGAATCATGAAGATAGCAGAAGAACCTACGACAACGTTCTTTTCAGGAGTGTTGCGGTTGAGTTCAGCTAAGACAACAGAGCGGAGTTGGTAAACATCACCACGGATCTTGATTTCAGTTTCGAAGTCAACTTCGCAGTCGTTGATGCGTTCAAAGCCAGAAAGGGGAGTAGGTAATCTGGCAATGTTGAAGGGTTGCATGTCATTGTATTGGATGGTGTTGGCACGACGGTCAACGAAGAAGAAGAGAACACCACGAGAGTAGATTAAAGAAGTGTGACGAGGAACCATAACACCATTTTCAAGGAAGTATTGGTGTTGTTCAAGAGCATCTTGTAAGCTGATGGGAGAGTTATCGTTAATGGTAGGAGGTAAACGTAAGTTAATCATAGGAACAGCAGTAACAACAGGGCGGACGTTTTGTTGGTAGGGGTTAATGTTAACAATGTTGTAAACAGGGGTAGTAGAAACAACAGTGGGGCGGAAAGAGAAAGCGGATAATAATCTCTTTAAGATGGTGCCATCATAACGACCATAAACTAAGTCGGGGTTGTCTTGTTTGTTAAGTCTGCACATATCGACAGAACCAACAAAGTCACGGAAAACAGCATTGTAGTATTGACCGTTACGTAAGTTTAAGACGCAGTTCCATAATTGGTTTTGGACTTGAGCACGGTTAAGTAAATCCAAGATGGAGGAACGGTTGTCGCAAACGACGTCGTTGGGGTCATTAGTTAAGGCATAGAAGAGTTCATAGTCGGGTCTGTTGTTTAAGGATTCACCATTGTAACGAGCCTTGACAATACCAGCAATGTTGGAGTGTAAGAAGTGTCTTTCAAGATCATCAATCTTAGGCAAGAACATAGCAGCAATAACAGGGTGAACGGAATCACCAGGGCGGTGACCTAATTCACGTTTGTATTCACCAGATAAGGCTTCAAAGTCGCAATCTCTGTATTGCATAGATTGTAATAAGACTTGAGCATGTAAAGGTCTGGAGCTAGAGAATAACTTGAGAATTTCTTGTAAATATTTGTAGTCATTGTCATTTAACTTAAGGGAGAAACCTTGGAAGTCAACATTGATAGAACCTAAAACCTTCATCATGTTGGTGGAGGCAGAGATAACTTCAGGTGATTTAAGACCGACTAATTCTTGTTCGTAGATACGTTGGAATTCGGCAAATTCATCATCAGTAAGACCGTGTTTAACTTTGAATAAACGAGCCTTTTCTAAAAGGATGTGGAAAGGATATTGGCTGTTGCTGTACTTTTCACGAATTAATTGGGCGAATTTCTTGGCCTTCTTGTTGATGGAGCTGTGCTTTTCTAAGTAAGCTTTTTGGATTTTATCAACTAAATCAGCATCATCAAACTTTTGTCTGAGCTTCATGAAGTCAGCAGATGAAATTTTGCCGCCATTTCTGCGGAAAAGTTTTTGTACTTCATCTTCTACAGAGCCATCACTGCGGCTGGGACGATTTCTTTGATTTTTAACATCGGAGCTATCCATTTATATATATTAAGAACTAGAAATTTTTTTTTAAATTTTAATTTTTAAAGATTTTTTAAAATATTAATATATTTAATATTTTGACATTATGAGTTTAATTTAATAAGTTATTTATTCTCATTCAAAATTAAACTTCATATATCATTATGGGTACAATTTTATAATTTTGGATATAAAGATTAATTTTAATAAATTATTAATAATGGATAATTTATTAAAAAAAAATAATGAACAAATTTTAAAAGGTGATGACTTATGGATAAATAAGTATAAGCCTACTAATTTAACTCAAATAATTGGAAATACTCAACAAATTCAAAAATTTAAAGATTGGATAACAAATTTATCCTCTACCAAATCTCAAAGTATAATAATTTCTGGGAATCAAGGTTTAGGAAAGACAATAACTGTCAAATTATTATTAGAGGAAATGGGATATTTAGTTAGAATAATCAATCCCAATGAAATAAAAGACCATAGAATATATGATGATTTTAATGATTATTATAATTTTAATAATTCTATTTATTCTAAAATTCAATTTAGTGAAATAGTTAATAAAAAATTAGCATTGGTTTTTGATGAAACAGAGAATATTACTTTGACAAGTGAGAAAAAATATGTGATGGACATATACAAAGATAATAATAAATCTAAAAGTTTTCCATTAATTTTTATATCTAATAATCAGCATTCAAAATTATTAAATGATTTAAAAAAGGGGTGTCAAGAAATTATTTTTATGAGTCCAACTATTAATGAGTTAAAACAAATGGTCAAAAAAATTTCTCAAAAAGAAAATATACACTGGGAATCAGACCAGTTAATAGAAAAGTTAATTATGTTTTCTCAAAATGATGTTAGAAGACTAATAAACTTATTACAAGAATTTTCATATCATTTAACAAATAGGAAAGCAACAGAAAAAAATTTAAGTGAATTTATTGAAAAATCCAGAGAGAAAAATATTGATATTGGATTATTTGATTCAACAGAAAGAATATTAAATAATTATCTGGATTATGAAACAATTATTAAATTATATGAGTCAGAAAAAGTTTTGTTACCATTAATGATTCATGAAAATTATTTGAAGAAAATTTTAAATAAGACTAAAGATCCATGGTCCAATATAATTCATAATATTGTAAAAGTATCAGATTCAATTTCTCGAGGTGACAATATTGAAACCAGTATTTATACTGACCAAAATTGGTATTTGCAAAATATTCATGGGTTTTACACATGTATTAATACATCTTTTTGGATAAATAAAAATAAGTCCAATTATAAAATAGATACTGAAGACATTAAATTTAGTTCAGATTTAAATAAAACATCATTAAAAAATATTAATAGGAAAAATATCATGAATCTATCTAAAATAATTAATAATAAATCAAATCAAGAAATATTAATGTTGAATAAAATATGTAATCATTTAATACAAGAGAATAAAGAAGAAGAACTTATTAATATATTAAATGGTTATAATAAAGATATTTCAATAAAAGAAATAGAACTATGTCTTAAAATTGATAAAACTACTGAGTTTAATACTCTAGCATCTAAAGATAAGAAAAGAATAACAAAACAAATTAAAAATTGAAATAACAATATTTTGTATTTCAGAAGTATATTGTAATGGTCGGGTGTGATATTTCAGAATATTATATTGTATCAAAATGGGATAATTCATGGATTCAATTATCAGATGATAAATTAAAACAAATTAAGGATAAATTAGTTTTAATTTTAGAAGATTCGAAACAAAAATTATATGATGTTGAAGATGATCAACAAAAATTTAAAGTATTATACACCGAACCTGCATATGTAGGATATATGAATCGTGTTATGGATTGTTTTTCATATAAGGTTGAAGTTAAAATTAACAATCAATATGTACCTGCACGTAATCATCAGATTGAAGCATTAAAACAATTTGTAGAAACATCTGATTCTGAAATTATTGTTTCTCATCCGCTAGGAGGTTTATTCAAAGCAACATTTTCAAAGTTAGAAGGTGATGAATATCAATATGTTACAGAAGATGGAATTGTTATTCCTATGAAAAGAACCTTAATTATTTAATTTATAGCCTCACATAGTCTATAAATATTTTTCTTTAATGTTTGCTAATGTTAAAAATTGTATATTTTGGTCTGAATTGATAGGATTAAAATGATAGATATCTTCAGTTAAATATAAAATTAATTCATTTATCCATTCTAACATTTTTTCCTGTTGTATGTATAACACATCTTGGGTCAATAACTGAAAATAAAAATTATGTTTAGGATTTGTATCAGAATCAAATAGATGTGAAAATGATTTTATTTTTTGAATATTTTTAATATGTTTGATGTCAACACCAGGGATTGAAGAAGCCCATACCCACAAATTAGTAGATGGTTGATAAACTCCATAAAAATTATAGTCTCCTGCTAAAATCATTTTTTTGTTATCAAAAATACCCATCATTTTATTTTTACCAGATTTAAAAAAGTCAATTTTGTATTTCTTTTTTTCATCCATTAATTGACTAATATATTTATTTTTTTCAGTATTAATAGAATCAATACGTTTCAATATGTTTGAATCATTATTAGATTTATTTTTGGTCATTAAATTAATGTTAGAAAAAATAATTAAAATATATAAAAATCTATCATATATATATAGTTATGGGATCAAAGCTAAGTAATAATCAAGTATTAATTATTGTAATTCTTGGTGCAATTTTATTTTTTGTTTTCATCTTACCAATGATTGATGAGAAATGTAGAAATGAAAATAAAGAAATGAAAGAATCTCTAGAGAATACTAATAATCATGGACCAAAAATAGACCAAAGTTTATGTTCAAGATCGTGTTGCAAACATGCACAATGGCCACTACCTGAAGAATTAATGACCAAAGAAATACCAGAAGAACAACTTTACAATTATGTAGGAAATAACTTTTCATGTAATAATGGGTCTGGAAGCGGATGTCTGTGTTTGACCAAAGCTCAATATGATTATTTAGCCTCACGTGGCAATAATTAAGATATCAAACGTATTTTCCATTTATTTAATAAAAATAATCTAATTATTATTAATAAATAAATGTTAAATTTATTAGTTGAAACTAAAAATGAATATACAACTCATCTATCTAATATATTAACTCCTTTGGTTTTCGAAGGATTACAATCAATTTACAAAGAAGCCTTAACATTAGCTAAAGCAGATGATATATTGAAAATATTTCAGAGCTTTCTAAAGAGAATACCAAAATGGAATCAAGCAATGATTGAAAATGAAACCAATCGCATATTAAATTCCTCTCATAGTTATGGGTGGTTAAATGATTTAATAAAAGCAACATTAAAGGCTAATTTAATCGTATTAATGTATAATCCTTCACTCAAAACACAATCAAAAATAGAACCTGGTTTTTATAATGATATAAAAACTACCGATTTTATTCATAAGGTATATATTGAATGTGCTCGTGAATTATGGAATAATCCCTATTTACTATATCATAATTTTCCTCCTATTGAAATAAAACGTAATCAAAGAGATTGTATGAACATAATTAAGGATTGTATTAAAGAAGCTATGCGTAAGTTATTACCAGTTAAACATATCTTACAAATTTATTTGGGTGAAGAAATGGAAAAAGGGTTAGAGGATGACCAATTTGAAAAAGTTATGTCTGATGCAGAAGAAAAGAATCTAACTAAATTAATTAAAAAGGATTTAGCCAAAGATAACTTTGAACTAGAATATAAAGATACCGATGCTAAAATTTCTGATAAACCCAATTTAACAGGAACACCAAGACCATCCAGTCCTTCCAGAGACCAAACAAGTAAACCTCAAGAACAACCTAAACAAATGGAATTGCCAAATCAATTAGGAGGCCATAGTTCAAATTCTGAAGAAAAAACTATTGGTTCAAGAATTTTAAATATTATTAATAAAAACTCGATAACTTCTTCAGATATTGCATCCATTATGTCATCTGAAAAAAAGGTACCCAATCAACAAAAAGGAGGTAGTGTAACTTCTGATGATAGTGCATCTGGTTCAGCTTCTTCAAACAATAAAGATTCTGATTCAATTACTGATTTAGCCAAATCAATCAAGAAATTTGAAGAAACTCTTAATCCAGTAAAATCAGATAAAAGAGAAAATTTTGATGATAAAATAAAGAAAATTCTCCAAAAAGACCTGGCAACTGATTCAGATTTAGAAACCAGTTTAAATTACAGTCAAGAAGAAAATGAAAATAAATATCAAGAAATTTTTTCAAATTCTAACGTAACACCTAAGAAGGATGTTAAAAATGATTCTAAAAATATGAAAGACAAAAAGAAATTCTTTAATTTATATTCCCAATTTTAAATATATTTAAGATTATTATTAAACAAATATTTAATTAATAATAATTTAGCAAATAACACAACCTTTTTCTCCTTGGTCGCCTTTAGGACCAATATCACCTCTAGGACCAATATCACCTCTAGGACCGATATCACCTTTATCGCCTTTATCGCCTTTATCGCCTTTAGGTCCAACATTACCTTTAATTTGATGACATGAAGATAATTCAGTCCCATAATTATCTTTTGTATTTAGACAAATATTACTTGTTTCACTATTATAATTAAATTCGGTAGATGGATATTTTAAACTAAAACATGATTTTTCTTCAGTACCACTTGTATATTTTTTATTTAAACAAAGTACATTGTTTTTATCATTATATGTCATGTTTGCTTCAGTTAAAACACCTTTTTCTCCTTTTGCTATAGAGATTGCTTGTCCAACTCCCAAAAAAGTTTCTACATTTTTATTATTGGTAAAATTTTCTTTCAAACGATATTCTCCGTTTGCTGTATACATATATATTAAACTATATAATTTTTTTGAATTTTAATTATTCATAAACCCTTCGACTAAAATTTTAGAAGGCTGTTCATTTTTTATCTCACGGTTAATTTTTATTGAAGGTGAAATCATATCTAAAATAGCAAAAGAAATCGATGATGTTGCTCCAATCATTATAATTTCCTTAGTCTTTAATTGATTATCTGGGATGTATTTAGTAGCAACTAAAACAATCAAACCCATTAAAATATATTTGGTTAATTTTTGAATTTTATTAATATTATTTTGGTTAATATTTTGCATTTGAACTAATTATTATCTTATGGTAGAAAATAAATTTAAAATAGTTAAAATACAAAATAATTAGTTTAATTATTAATGATTTATTATTTTCTGAATTTAATTAATGAATTTATTTCTAAAACAAATTTTGATTATTGGAACTTCTTTTCTCATTATCTTATGGTTCCAAAATATTGATGATAAGAAAAATAATCGTCAAAGAACCACAATTTATGAACAATATAAATTCCCTTCTTTAGTAGCTGCAATAGTTGGTTTGTTAATTAATTTACCAGAAATAATAAATTCTAATTCATGTCAACTTGTCGAAAATGTGACTGATATTACCGTAGTTACACCAGTAAAATCATGTGATGTTTCTGCAACTGAACTTGGAACAAAACCATTTATTAATAATAATAATTTCGGAATGAATATTGATAATGATAAATTAAGTTGGTTTAATACTGATAAAAATATTACTAATCAACAAATCTTTACCGAAATGCCTGATTTCTAAAGAAGGTATAAGGATAACCCGAAATGCCTGATTTCTAAAGAAGGTATAAGGATAACCCGAAATGCCTGATTTCTAAAGAAGTTTAAAAATCTAAAATTTTATTATTTGTTTATTTAATGCAAATAAAAAAATTTGACCTAAACTTATTTTCAAAATTATGTTCAATTAGTTTGGTTATGAACGGATTTGACCATAAATTTAACGTCATCAAATGTATTTTACAAATTAAACATGAACATGCAACAAAATTAGTTATAGAACAACATGAAAAAGTTTATCAGGTATTTTATGGTATTGTTGATGATAGGTTAATTTATGACAAGTATTCTCCAATAATTTTAAAAAATATTTTTACTCGGAATAAAATTATGTCAGAAAAAAATTTGGATTCCAAATTATTATTTATCACTTATCATTCATTAAATTGTAAATTATATCAAGATGAAATGATAAATGAATTATCTAATAATTATCAATCTCATAACATTTCATGGTTCGATATTGAACAAGTAATAAGACCGAAACCTCAAAACATATATCAATCATATGATTGGATAATATTCGGACCAGAATGTTCAATTTCAAATTTGAAAATAATTTATAATAGACATTTTTCATTCATAAATAGTTTTGATGAGTTTAGGGAATTATTTTCTGATTTAACTGGATATTATAAGGTACTTGTATTGGACAATAAAAATGAATCCAATAATATATACGATAAAATATTTACTTTAGATTATGATACTGTATATAAATATGCCATTAAATATAAAAAATATCTCTGGTAATATAATAAATGGCAACTAGAGAAGTAGGTTTTGGAGCAGCAAAATTACCCATCAAAAGATTTAATATTCATGAAATGGTTGACCATTGCACAATTGCTATGATTGCAAAACGTGCAACTGGTAAATCTTTCTTGACTAGAGAAATTATGTATCAAAAAAGGAATATTGCAGCAGCTATAGCTATTAGTAGAACAGAAAATTTAAATGGATTTTATAAAGATTTCATACCTGATTCTTATATTTATTCAGAATATACATCTGATATTTTATCTAGGGTTTATGAAAGACAAGCTAAAATGCATGAAGATAATGTTAAAAGAGAAAAAGAAGGAAAGAAACCTAAAGATGATTCTATAATGTTAATTATGGATGATTGTATGTCTGATAAAAGATGGATTAAAGATCCTAATATAGCAGAAATGTTTTTCAATGGACGTCATCACCATTTGTCATTTATTTTAACTATGCAGTACGCGGTAGGTATACCTCCTGAAATGAGATCTAACTTTGATTACATCTTTTTACTTGCAGAAGATACAATTAACAATAGAAAAAAATTATACGAACACTATGCAGGTATGTTTCCTACATTTGATATTTTCCAACAAGTTTTCTCTGATCTAACAGAAAATTATGGTATGATGGTTATTAACAATCGTATTCACAGTAAAAATATTACCGATAAGGTATTTTGGTATAGAGCTAAACCTGTACCGACATTCAACTTGGGATGTAATAAATTTAGAAAATTCCATGATAAAGCTTACGACTCAGAATGGAACAAAAGATTGGAAATTTTTAATCCTGAATCATTATTTTCCAAAAAGAGAAATGGTGTACGGGTATCAGTAGAAAAAGTTAAATATTAATAATAAATAAATTTATTATTATTGTTTAAATTAAGTTTTAGAATTTAATTATCTCCAATAATTTTAGGTGGAGCCATTTGTGCAGGAGTAAAGGATTTCATTTGTTCACTAAGTTGTTCAAGTTGTTCATCTAGTTCAACTTTTCTGGTTTCCATCTTTTTGATTTGTTCTTCAATAGCTTCAACACTTGATTTAAGTGATACTTCTTCTTCAGGAGATTTAGCTTTCTTAAGCTTCTTTTTAGCTTCTTTAAGGTTATCACGTCTAGTATTCAAGTTATCCAAAATATTTTGACGAACCATCTCATTCTTACGTTGTTCATGATATACCTTAGCCTTCTCTTGGTTTTCATAATAAGCTTTCATCATGCTATTAAGTTGTTCGTTTGCATATTCAGAATCTTGTACTGCTTTAGAATCAGGAGCAGGGTCGAATGGCAACCATTTACCCATTTCACCAACAAACACGTTAAAATATTGGTCTACAGTTTGAAGTTTCTTGGCATGTTCACAAGCTTTTTCATAGCTTTCAAAAACACCACGAATCTTAATACCACACATAGTAGTCTTGTTTTCTTTATCAGTTAAAAAACTGAGACAAACGAATTTTTGGTTTTCAGGAAGTAATGAGTCTTCGGTTAAAAAATCTACTTTTGACATTATACAAATATAATAAACAATCTTTAAGTATTTTTAAAAGATATAAAAAATTTATTTTTTTCTATTTTAAAATATATGGATGATGAATATGAAAATAATTCCAACTTAACCACAATTATTATAATAGTTGGTGTTGTGGTAGTGTTGGGTGTGATTGGATATGTAATGTATACACAAAAGAAAAATAAGATTTATGAATTATCTGGATGTCAAGATGATTTTACTAACGGTGTTGAAATTAAATGTGAAAATGGTACTACTATTAGTGACTTAAATGTAAAATATGGTAGATGGAATAATTCAATTTGTCTAGATGATTCTGTTAATTCAAAAACTAGACCCATGTTTAAAAACTATAATTTATCAGTTGTTGCAAGAAATAAAGATACATTTGATTTAGCATCAGAACTTAAAAAAGTTGACCCATATCAAAGTATTAACAAACACTTTACAGCAACATGGAAATGTGTCTAATTTTTGATGTACAATTTTTGTTTAGGTTCATCAGCGTCAAAGTCCTGATAACCTAGCCAGATGGATGGTTGTGAAAACATCTTTTTATATTCCTTAGATACCCGATAATCATAAATGCTTATTGGTTCTCTTAATCTCAGTCTATTTCTTTTAGCTAGCAATTGTTGGTCCCATGTTAGGAAACCATTTGATGATGCTTTAGTAATATAAACAGTAATAAATATAATTCCTGTAAATAATATTAATAAAGAAATATTATGTAAAATATGATTCATATTAATTAATTTTATAAATTATTTATTAATATGAATTAAAATTGTTAATTGTTTTTTTATCCAGATATATAATATAAATATATAGGATGTCAAGATATTTTTCAATAAATCAAAGTTATAAATTATTAGATTAAAAAAAATTAAGGGAAAATATGACAAATATAGAACCAGACCCTTGTGTAGGACTAACTGATTCTAGTTTAGCAAAGGATGTTCCGGTCAAATGTATACAAAAATTAGTGGTAGATGCAGGTTGTTCTAAAGACGGACCATTGTATCCACCAGATAATTTTTTTGGTTGGTGGAATAATTCTCCTAATGGTGCAACTACAGTATATTGTGATGGAAATAATCCATGGCCAAAATGTGGAGCTGGTAATTTCGGCACAATTAAAAGTGATATTAAAGCATGGGGTACATTGACAAGTCAGGTGCATGTTGATGGATGTAAAGGTCCTGACCCATGTGTTGGTATTAATGACAACACTAAAGCTAGTCAAGTTCCTGTGACTTGTTTACAAAGAACATGGATAAATTCTGGTTGTAAAAAAGAAGGTACCTTATATCCACCAAATGATTATAATGGTTGGTGGAGACAGGATAATGGTGCAGGTACATTTGGTGCCATCAAAAATGATATGGCAGCATGGGGAGCAAAAAAAGATATGGATGGTCTTGTAGCCTGTAAGGGAATAGAGGGTTGTGAGTCATTTAATAAAACTAATAATGAAGTATTTCATATAGGAAATTACGACAAATCATGGGGACAAGCAGATGCCAAATGCAAAGAATATAATGCTAGATTAGCAACTAGGAAAGAATTAGATGATGCTTTTAATGCAGGAGCTAATTGGTGTTCTTCTGGACATTTAAAAGATTCTGATCCTTCATATCCAACTCAAGTAGCTCGTGATGGATGCGGGGTTAGAGGAGTAAATGTTTATGGTAATCCTAATGATTTAAGAGGGGCTAATTGCTATGGGATTAAACCAGCAGAATCAACACAAAATATATTACCTTTTAATTCAACAAAATGGTCGCAATATAGTCCAGATAATGAAGCATTTCATATTGGAGGATATGATAAAACTAGAGTTCAAGCTCAAGCCAAATGTAAAGAATTTGGGGCTAGATTAGCAACCAGACAAGAAATAACAGATGCATTTAATTATGGGGCAGATTGGTGTTCATCCGGTCATACAAGTGATTCGGACCCAGTTTTTCCAATCCAAGTACCACGTTCTGGATGTGGTGCAAAAGCGGTTAATACATATGGTAGTGTAAATGATTTAAGAGGTGCTAACTGTTATGGTATGAAACCACCTCAAAATACTCCAGGAATCCTTCCATTTAATCCAGAAAAATGGTCCCAACATTCCCCACCATCTAATGCGGTATATATGAATAGTGATTATTCAGAATGTATTGAAAAAGTATGGAAACAAACTAAACCAAATAATGAATTTAATTTAGAAGGTTTGAACGCGATAATAATGATACAATCAGATGTGACCAAGGAAGAAAAATAACATCAGGAACAATTAAATATGGTAGATGGAATAATGAACAATTTTATAATATTTTATTTAAAGACGATAAAAATGTTATGTTTAATGAAAATAAAGTAGTAGTTTTCCCACATAATGAGGGGGCTATGTATGGACCATGGATAGGTGGAAATAATGTTAAAATACCTGTAAAACATATGGCAAAAATACCTAATGGTAAGATTATTGCACTGATAGAAGATGGTGTTTATACCAAGATGGTATCATTAGATAACCAAATTGCTAAATATTATTCAGGAACAATATCAAATTTTAGAGTAGAAAATTGGAATACTTATACAGATGCAACAGGAAATTATTTGTTTGAACAAGTACCATTTACACCTAATCAAAGCATAACTAGAGATTTACCTGCTGAAGCATTAAATAATTCAACCTATAACTTTAAACCATTAAACACAAAACTTGGTATTGACCCATATCCCAGAATGGTAAAACAATACTCTATTAATTGGATGTGCAGTTAATCAAAAATTTATTTAAAAGAGCTGATATACTCCCATTTAAGATGTTTGCAAATTTTTTCCCAAATTTGGTCATTTTCCATAATTTTATCTGGGTCTTTATGTAATGGGAAACATTCCAATAAGTGATCCAATTCTAATAATTCACAAAACTTGTGTAACACATAAGAATAAGATAAGAAGTTTTTACGATTTGCCTGTTTAAACATTTCCCATGGTTCTTGTATTTTAAAGAACATACTTATGAAAAGTTTTTCCATATCTCTAGTAATTTTAGGTGGTGGTAAATTATTAAGTTTATTAATAATATATGCTACATGTTCATAATAGATATTATATTCTAATTTTTTCAAAATGGCCTTCATATTCTTTTTATTTAAAACGGATAAATCGGTAATTCTATTTTTATTAAGCTCCCTAACAATATCAATAAAAACTTGTTCAGGGATATCAGGACTTTGTTTAGCTTGGAATTGGTTTAACCATTCTCTAAAGTGATTAAGTCTTCTATAAGGTGAATAATCTTTAATTTGACGGTCTTCATCTAAGATAATCATTTCACTATCTCCACAACATGGACAAATATAAGCACTCTCGGTCATATCAAGAATTTTTTCAATATGACATTCTTGACAATATTTAATTCTATTAGACCCATCATCTTGATTAATACGAATACCATCAACTCTTTGACAATATTTTTCAAATAAGTTTGCCCTATTTACATTTTTAGGTTCGTTACCTGGTATTACTTGCTTTTCCTTTTTATTACATAAAAACTCTAAAATATTTTTAGTTTCTTTTACTTGAACATCTTTATTATCTCTCATTTCATAATAATCTTTAATGAGATCACCAGCGTTATCATAATAATCCATTTCATCATAATTTTCAGATACTGATTTATATAATTGTTCTAATTCTTCGCGTTTATCTAATAAAGATGCTCGTTGTTTGAGGTCAGTGGGAGTAAAATGGTCTCTACGTTCATCCAAAGTAGCTATTTCCATATTAATGGTTTTAATTTGTGTCATGATAGATTGTCTATCATTTTTTTGCTGACTAAAATGTTTAACCATTAGACGATGTTTGTTATCAAGAGTATTAGATTCCTTAACAGTAGATTGTTTATTTTCTTTATATTTTGAAGTACCTTTATTGCCTTTGATACTGGACATCAAATATATTAATATTTTATGTTAAATAGACTTTAAATATATTACAAAAGTTTGTTAAAATTTATATGATAATAATATTGATTCCTTTTTACAAGATTATTTTTTGATTTAATTTTTATTAATCTTTTTTTATTTTACTTAGATTATTAGAATCACCAGTTGTATATTTAGTCAGTTGGTACTATTCAGTTGCTTCTAACGATGATTTAGTTGGTAATACATAATATATATAGTTATTATCAAAAGCAAATTTATAATTGATATTGGTCTTAATTAATGATAATAAATTAATTTAACCGAAAAAAAATTTTAATTTTTTGGAAAAATAGTATAGAAATATTAATTTTTTGCAAAAAATCGTTAAAAATATTTTAGGATTTTAAGGTTTTAAAACGCATATTCTGAGTTTTGGGAAAAAATATTATAAAAATTTTTTTCTAGTCATAGTTATATATCTAAATGGGTGGTGGTTTAATGCAACTCGTCGCTTATGGTGCTTAACTCTTGGGCATCAACAGTAGGTCGCTGTTATAGTTCCAAATATACTATAACAGATAAATCGATGTAAATATTTGGATGATTTTATATCATAATATAACCTACTAGTCATTTGTATCCACCCTACAAATGGCAAGAGTATCAAATTGCTGGAACTCCCTAAAGATTTAACTACTAAGGTTAATTAGTAATAATTAACTGGCCAAGAATAAAAACTTGGACAAAGTAAAAATGTTAAATATTGGGTAATCAGCAGCCAAACACTATTTAAAAATAAATTCATTATAAAAATAATAATAATGGGAGATATTTATTTACTTGAAAGTCCTTCTGAAGCAAATAGTAACAAAAATTTTTGTAGATTACTTGATAAAGCTATAAGAAAATATAAACCAGAAAATTTTAAAATTTATCTAATTTGTTCTTGTTCTATAGAAGAAATGAATGACAAAGAAGCATATATTCAAGAATATAATACTTTAACACCAAATGGATATAACTTGATGGCAAGAAGTGGAAAAGGAAGTCATCAATCTGAAGAAACCATTAGATTAAAAAGTATTAGTCTTAAAGGTAAAAACTTAGGAAGAATAATTGATATTAAAAAGGAAAGAAAAAATCCTGAAGATAATAATTTACCTAAATATTTAAGGAAAATTAAAGATGGATATAGAATATCTAATCATCCTTCAAAATAAATTTTTGTAGTCGTTCGATTAAAAAAACCATGGAAGAAAAATATAATGAATGTTTAATTAAACTAAATGAATTAAATCAAAATAAATAGTGTGCAGTCCATCGACTAAATGGTACTCGGTTTTACATTAATAATTATTGTAAAGCTTAAGATATAGTCAGCCCTAATAAGAAATTATTAGGATAACACATGCAAGATGTGTACCTCAGCGGAAATCCTCAAATTACTTTCTTCAAAGTCGTCTACAGACGTCATACCAACTTTTCAGTTGAACCTATTCAACAAACCTGGAACGGTGCTGCTGACTTCGGTCGCACTGTTACCTGCAACATTAACCGCAACGGTGACTTAATCACCAACATGTATGTTGCTGTTAAGTTAGCTGCTCAACCTGCTGACCTCACCTCCAAACCTAAGGCTTGGGGTTACGTCAACAGACTCGGCCATGCTATGGTCCAAGAATGCAAAGTCGAAATTGGTGGTTCCAAGATCGATGAACAATATGGTGACTGGCTCAATATCTGGTACGAACTTACCCACAAGGTCGGCCAAGAACGTGGTTATGCCAGAATGATCGGTGATGTCCCTGAACTCACCGCTGTCAACACTGACGCTCTCAACCCTTACCAAATGTATGTTCCCCTCCAATTCTGGTTCAATCGTAACAATGGTCTTGCTCTCCCCCTTATTGCCTTACAATATCATGACGTCCGCGTCACTGTTCAATTCCGTGATGCTTTAGCTTGCGTCAATTGGGAAACTGAAACTCCTTCCCTCACAAACTTAATGGCTGATTGCTACCTCTTAATCGACTACGTTTACTTAGATTCTGAAGAACGCAAACGTTTTGCTCAAGCTTCCCACGAATACTTGATTGAACAACTCCAATTCACTGGTTCTGAATCTCTCACTGCTGCCTCCAGCAAGTACAGACTCAACTTCAACCATCCTTCTAAGTACCTCATCTGGGCTCCTCACTTAGAACGTCACAACACCCGCAACAAGTGGATCGCTCATGCCTTCAACGGTGACTGGGCTGCTGCTCGTAATCGTTTCGCCAAATTAATCACCTTGGCCAATGCTCAAAACCTTGCTATTGCCGGCGGTAATGTTAATGCCGATAAATCAAGCAACGTTGCTGGTGATTTAGTTACTTTAGTCCAAGTCCAAAACAACTCTGCTCTTGCTGCTTTAGTTGCCAAGACTGAAGTCAGATTTGTTGTCCAAGCTGATGGTGACCTCGGTGCTTTAAAAGAAGTCTTAGATAACTCCATTGTTGTTTCTAACAACTTATCTATGGCTGATATCTCCAAGACTGTTGACCAATTAGCTGCTATGGGTGCCGATGCTGATGTTTTGGCTGCCTACACTCTCAACGTTGTCAACTACCACAACTATGGTAACTTCGTTGATGGCTCCAACAACCCTTGCTCTGCTGCTAAGCTCCAACTTAACGGCCATGATCGTTTCCAAACTCGTGATGGTTACTACTTCAACTACGTCCAACCCTTCCAACACTTCTCTAACACCCCTGCTGATGGTATCAACGTTTACTCTTTCGCCCTCAAGGCTGAAGATCACCAACCCACTGGTACTTGCAACTTCTCTCGTATTGACAATGCCACTTTACAAGTCGACTGCGGCTTAAACAACATGGCTGCCGATAACAGATACGTTGCTGACTTCATTGGCACCAACTCCAACTCCATTGTTAACATCTACACTGTTAACTACAATGTCCTCCGTGTTATGAGTGGTATGGCCGGAACTGCCTACTCAAATTAAAGGCTTTTTATTATTTTATCATCTTATTTACATCATAAATATGGTAGAAACATATATATATTATATATTTCCATCATAAACATAAATTGTAAAAATTGAATTTATGTTGATTTTCATTTAAAGATATACTCCTTAATATAATTAATGTCAGTAAGTTTCGTTAAATCAAAAAATTTTTGTCTAGTAAATGACAAAATTATTTTAGATATCGAAGATGGTTTAGTTATTAATAAACTAAAAAATTTAAATAAAGATAGTTTTTCTTTTGATGAAGAAAATGAGGTGTGGATTTATAATAATTATAAATCGAAAACACCCCTTATAAAACTATTATATCCGGAAGACAAAATCAAATCTATTGATTTTAAGAATGATAATGTAAACGACTATAGACGAGATAATCTGGTTATTACATTAGATGAACGATTTAGCAATGTATTTACACCACCAGCTGGATACACCATACTGAGTTCTGGTGAATCTTATAAGGTGTCAGAAGGTAAATTTGCGGGTCAATATAGAAATATGTATTGGAAAGTTAAAGACTCTGAATCCAATACATACTATATGATGCATATTAAAGATGATATTTACACTAAATTTTCAAAAAGAGATTTAAATAAGGTTTTGGATTTTGATGGTGTTAGACCTTCTTGGTATCTAAATGCAAATGGTTATATTGGTTCAACAATAAGAGTTAATAAAAAAGTATTCAATATATATCTTCACCAATTGATTATGGATGTTCATGATGAAGATATGACAAACTTTGAGAAAACTGTTGATCATATTAACCAAGATAAACTTGATAACAGACGTCAAAATCTTAGACTAGTCAATATGTCAGTACAAAATGCGAACCGTTCCAAACCGGACAGAAGAGTTGATGCTTGCGAATTACCTGACGGTATTGAACAAAAAGACTTGCCAAAATATGTGGTTTACAGAAAGGAATTTTTAAACAAAGAAGAAAATAAATTTAGAGAATATTTTTATATATGTAATCATCCAAAATTAGAAAAAAGGTGGGAAACAACCAAATCAAATGAAGTATCATTAAAAGAAAAACTAAAACTAGTAAAATTAAAATTACAAGAATTAGAAGGTACCATTACTGAAAAACAATATCAAAAAGAAACTGGTCAGGATAAACAAATTGATATGCCCGCTTATATCAGACTTACAAATACAAGAAATAAATTACACTTGGTTTTTGATAAAAGAGATAATGGGGATAGATTGGGTTATAACATGGTTTTAAAATCCACTAATATTCAAAAAGAACTAGATGATTTTATTGAACTTATAAATCAAAAATATCCCGAATTAGCCATGGCTAAATATCAAATAAAAAATGTAGGCAAACTAACAGAAAAAGATATTTCCAATGAAGAAAATAAGCAATCAAATACAGATATTAAATTAACATTACCTTCAAACTTTTCATTTTTCAAAGAAACGAAAGGCGGATATAATTTTGGATTTTCTAAAAGTATTGATGGCAAAAGGCTATGTGCCAAATCTAAATTACAATCCAATGATATCCAAAAAGAATTTAATGATTTTATTTCAATTGTTAATTCCAAATTTCCACAATTAGAAATTGGCCCTTATCAGTTTCCCAATGTACCAAGTACTATAAACCTAACAAAAGAATTAACTAAAACTGATGAATCAAATACAGATTCAGATACTGGTAATACAAACACTCCCAAACCTGTGATGCCGACAAATTTTTCAATCACCACAATTAATTCGGTTGATTATATCCAATTTTGTAAGAAAATTGACGACAAAAAATACCAATACAAAACCAAAATAAATTCCTATGATATAAAATCAGAATTAGATAGGTTTATTGATGAGTTAAATGAAAAATATCAATTAGAATTAATAAAATCGGATTATCCGATTGTTAATACTAATGGTTGGAAAACTACTAATCAAATTATTCAACATTCAGATTCGGCAGAAAAACAATCCCAACGTGAAAGAACCCGTAGATATCTAGAAAAAAAGAAACAAGAAATGGGTGAAGAAGAATTTAGAAAACAAAATGCTGACAAAGCGAAATCATACAGACAATCTAAACAATCAAATAAAGAATTAGATGTTTAATTTAATTTGACTCAGAAATTGGGGCAATAATATTTTCCACTTTTTTTTTCAGAGTTGAATTTTTCGGTAAATTATCCGAAATCTCATTAGGACCAATAGTATCCACAGTATAAATAATTGGGTCATTGAAGAAAATAAACTTGAGTTGATATCCATTAAATTTCTTGTAGATATCACTTACAGACATATTCGCACGATTTTTATAATATTCCCAAACCATTGGTTCAACAATTCTTTCTAATTTAGATAATTTAATTTGATAAATTTTTTTGACTTGTTTACCAGTTCTGGGATCGGTAATATTTTTGATAAAGGTTTCATTCTTGAGGTCTGGCATTATACTATTATCTAAATAAGCTTATAAAATATTTTTCAATCTTTTTTATTTAAAAGATTATTTGGTTTATAAAACTAATGGAAACTCATAAATTCTGGAAAACTCAACCAGTGAATGAACCGACTGTTCAGTCAATGATTAATGGACCTGTTAAAAATTTAACTCATGATGATTTTAGTAATGAGCCTTTACCCTTACCTGAGGGTTTTAAATGGTATACATTTGATATTAATAATGATAAAGATTTAGATGATATATATAATTTTTTACATAATTATTATTCAGAGACTGACGATAATTCAATAAGATTAGGATATAGAAAAGAATCAATCAAATGGTTTTTACAATGTCCAAACTATTATCCAGATTTGCATATTGGGGTTAAATTTAATGATAAAATTATAGGGACAATTTTCGGTGTTCCCAGAACAGTCAATGTATTTGATAAAAAAATGACCCAAATAGAAATTAACTTTTTATGTGTGAGAGAAGCTCTTAGAAACAAAAGATTGGCTCCATTATTAATTAGGGAAGTGAGTAGAAGAGTAAGCCAGAAAGATATTTGGCAAGCATTTTATACTTCGGCAATTAATTTACCAAATGTTATCGGTTCAGGGCTTTACTACAACAGATACATCAATATTAAGAAAATGGTAGACATCAAATTTACAAGAAAACCAGAAAAAATATCAATGGATGGTTTTTCAAAATTATTTAAATTGGTTGATTCATCATTAAAACTTAGGAAATTGGAAGAAAAAGATGTAAAAATATGTTGTCAAAAATTAAATAAATACACATCACAATTTAAAATTAATATTGAACTAACTGAAGAAGAATTCAGACATAAATTTTTACCAAGACCCAATGTAGTTGATTCATTGGTATTAGAAAATAAAAATAAAGAAGTTACAGATTTTATAAGTTTCTTCTATATTCCTTCTCTAATATTAGATAATCCTAAAATAAAGGAAGTTGATTGGGCATATTTGTACTATTATTTTAATGAAAGTGTAAGTTTGAAAGAATTAGTAGGAGCAGGTTTGCATTTTTTAAAAAGTAAAAATATAGATGTGTTAACCTGTTTGGACCAAATGAATAATTTGGAATTTGTTGAAGAATTAAAATTTAGAAAAGGCAGTAATTACTTGTATTTTTATTTATATAATTGGCAATGTCCAAATGTTACACCAAAGGATATAGGTTTGGTAATTGTTTAAAAATTGATTTAATTATTAATTAACAAATTATTAATGAATAATAATGGGTAAAAATACTAAAGAAGGATATCGTATTGGTTCTGTAAAAGAAAGGTCACAAGTATATAATCCAAAAACAGAACAATATGTTAAAAGAGACACCATAACAGGTAAATTTATAGCTGCATCACACAACAAATATAAAGGTGTGCGAACCGAGAATAAATAGTTATAATTTTTTTATATGTGATAATATAATGACTGACTGTTTATCAAAAATTTATGAAATATCAAATGCAAATAATGATTATTTACTAGTAGAAAATATTGGAATTGGGTCAACCAAAGTAGTAAATGGAAATCCTGCATGTAGATTCATATTAGAGGAAATATTAGATTCAAAAGGAAATAAAACTAACATTTATAATTTTGGATATGTCAAAGATAATGAAACTCTTTATTTTAAACTAAATGAACCTGATACACTTGTATTAGTAACTAAAAGTGATACCCCTGATGATTTTTTAGTAAGACAAGACCCAAAAACCAAAAAATTATACATTATTACAGCAAAACAAAATGCATTATATCTAACAGCATCATCTGATACATCTAAAGTAACATTAAAAGCAAAATTTGATGATTCAGAAACTGAAAATAATTTAAATTCCCAACTATGGAAAATATCTTGTGTTCCAACAGATGGTTTAAGTAAAGTAATAGATTCAGTTAATCACTATTTTGCTTCAAAATTAAAAAAATATGGTATCAACGTGATACAAAACTTAGGTATTTATTTAACAGTATTCTTAATTGTGTTAACAATAATTTTATTAATATATTTTACATTGGGAAGGTCTTCTAAATCAAATAATATGGACCCAAATATGATGACACCAGAAATGATGAAAATGTTTGATAATATGTTTGGACAAATTGATTCAACCACAGAAATTTCTGATAGTAATAATTTAGAAGATGATACTAATTCGTCATCTGAAGCAAGTTCTGATGAATAAAAATTATTAAGATGTTAATTTTATAATTTAAAATATTTAATTTATAAAATTATTTTATAGTCATATTTAATGTCCGTAACAGATAATTTTCAAAAAGGTCAAAAGGAGGCAGTTGATACATTACAATCAAGAATTGACTCATTGCAAAGTTTGTTGAATGATAAAAATGAAAATGATACAGCAGCAATTTATGAATTAACTCAAGAAATTAAAAGAGAAAAAGAGAGAATGCTTCAACTACAAAAAGAAAAAAATAAACTCCAATTCGAGAAAAATGACAAGTTTTTACAACAACTGGCAAGTTTTCAAGAACAAATTAATGACCCTAATACCATAAAAAATTTGATGCCCCCAGGTATGGGTGAACCAATTCCTACCGAAAAATCAAATACAATTACATGGGTTATTATTGGTGGTATTGTTTTATTAGTAATAATAATTATTTTTGCATTATATATGGTAAGTAAGAAACCTAAATATCCTAATTTAATGCCTCAAATGATGAAAATGTATCAAATGAGGAAACGTATGATGGAAAATGAGGAATAAAAAATAAAATATAATATATAGTATATAATGTCAAAAAATAATTTTATGAGTAATGATTGTGTCCCGGTTAAAAAATATATTGAAAAATTTTGTGACTTAGGACATAAAATCACATTTAAAAAATTTTTAATAATCTTTGTAATTATTCTATTAATTATTGAATTGAATAAAGAAATGAAAACCCAATAAAAAATGAAAATTGTCTTTCTATAAAATATATATTTTATATAATGGACAACGTATTTATTAAAGAAAATAATTATCATTCAGATACCGATTCTGATACAAGTACTACATCTGAAGCAGAAGAATATTCAAATTTGAACAATAAATTGATTGAATTAAGGGAATCATTAATTCAACCAATTAGTGGAAAAGATATAATGATTAATGATGAAACTTTCCAAAATAATTTTCAAGTAAATGATTCCTTTGAGATTATTATGCTGAGATTATTGCATTTGCTATTGAATAACGATGGAGTAATTAATTTTGATAATTTAAAAAAATATATGATGGATAATAAAAAAGAATGCGATGAGTTATTCGATTTTTTCCTAAATAATCCTGGTATTATGCAGGACAAAGAATTTTATTCAAGCCAAGCAGGACTATTACTAAGAAACAAATGGGTAGTATTTTTATCAAACAGGGAATTTGACTATATCAAAAATGGATATCAAATTTCATCATCATTAGCTAATTTTTACAAATTTTTTGAAATATTCTTCCCAAAAATCAACCAAAAAAGAAATTTCACAACTGAACAAGACAAATTAAATTACATATATTCCAAACTTAATTTTAACTTTGATTCATTGAGAATAGTTCATGGGATTTATAATAAAATTAATAATAATATTATACATTCCGGACAAATCCAAAATATTGTTATTAATGATATGGATATTTTTGTAATTGAGTTTTGTTGTTTGAAAGAAATTAATTCCAAATCAATTGTTCCAATTTCATCATATTGTGAATTTTGATATAGTTAATTCCAATAGTCATGACCATATGAAATAAATAATTCTGAATCTGAATCTATGTCAACTAATGAATATATATAACCTTTTTTATTTATTGAATCAATTTTAAAAATACAGTTAATTTCTAAAATCTGATTATTTTTACCATAATATTCTTTTGGTGTTATATTAATTTTTTTACCTTTTTTCTTTTTAGTTTTTTTAGGAATGAACGAACAGTCATTAATCATAGCCATATAACATCTAGGATAATTTATTGCATCAATACAATGTCTATCATCAATTTGTAATACATAACTACCTCCAATTGGATAAGTAAAAAGTTGACCAAAATATTCATCAATTAAAGTATCTTTAGGAATTGGTTCCAATGTATAAACACCTAATCCTGCATCTGGAATCTGCGACTTGTCAATTTTAAGATTAAATAGAGATTTATGATAATAATTATTCATCAAATTAACCCAAAATATGCAATTACTAATAACAAGATAATATTTTTTTAAATCTACATTTGAAAAATATTGAAAGTATAATATTTAGTAGGATAAATCTATATTTTTAATGACTGAAGAAAATAATATGGAATCTAATCTTAAAACTCACTATGAATTTGGAAATCAATTAAAATTATTTTTTTTTGATGAAAAGTCCCCTGGTTCTGCTTTCTTTTTACCTCATGGAACAATTTTGTATAATAATCTTGTAAACTATTTAAGAGATGAATACATGAAAAGAGGATATAGTGAAGTACTTACACCAAATATTTTTGATAAATCTTTATGGGAGACCTCTGGACACTGGGACAAATATAAAGAAAATATGTTTATTATCGAAAAACATAATCCAGAAGATTGTCATATGTATTCCATCAAGCCCATGAATTGTATTGTTGGTGATTCTAATATTTCATTATCAAATTGCACCAGTGTTAAAATGGATAAAATGAATTTATCAATCAATAATGAATTACTTGGTTTCGATAGTAAGAAGAAAGAACTTGTTAATACAAAAAAAATAAATTTTATAAATAGTGGAGAAAAAGAATGTGTTGAATTAATGTTTTTAGATGGAAGAAAATTAATTTGTACTCCAGAGCATAAAATTTTAACTACAACTGGTTGGGTCGAAGCACAAAATTTAGTTATTAAAGAAAGTGAAGTTTTATGTGGTCCATCATATCCTATAATCAATCAAACTATTGATCCAAATTGGGAATTAGTCATAAAAACAGAAACGGATAAAACTAAAGAAACTACGGAATTCAAATTTAATATGAAAACTCTGGAAAATATAGAGAAAAGTTTGGCATTTGCCAGATTATGTGGTATTATTATTACTGATGGTACTATTGGAAAAGATTCAAAAAATAGATATAATTGTGAAATTTATACTGGACATAATATTGATCTTAAAAATATCATGACAGATCTTAAATTAGCTTTTGGTGATATGTATAATAATATATTCGGGAAAAAAAGAGATATGTGGCGTGTAACAATTCCATCAAAAATAGCAAGATTATTTGCCGATTTATTTGGTTATGGTAATAGAATGGATAAAGAAACATCATTGCCATTTTTTTTGTTTGATAAAAAATTACCAATTGATTTTTTAAGACAATTTTTATCTGGAGTATTTGGTGGAGATGGTTGGGCACCCGTATTGTCAGGTAATTGTTTCACTGAAATTTATATAGCATTATCTAAATCAGAAGATAAATTAGATAACTTATTAGAATATATGGAAGATTTGTCATTACTATTAAATAAAGCAGGTGTAACAAATACTAGTATAACAGGTCCATATAAAAATCAAAAAGGGACTAAATCACATTATAGAATTAAAATAAGTTCTGAATCATTTTTAGATTTTGCGAAATACATTGGATTTTCTTATTGTTGTCATAAATCTACAAGGTTAAGCGTAGTTCAATCTTATTACATGCTAAAAAAAGAAGTTATTGATCAACATAATAATTTTAAGAACAAATTTATCGATCAATATTGTGAAACAAATAAGGAAAATAGAGAATTATATTTAAAGTTAAAAGAAGAAACAATTAAAAATGAATATATTTTTAATGACAAGTTTTCAATACCAGAATTAAAATACTTACAAAACTCTATAAAAACTGGTTCAAAATTATCTCATATTGGTGGTTATGGATTTTATACGCCTACAGAATATTTAAAAGTGATTGATGGTGAAAAATTTTTTAACGCTAAATCATATGCAGTTGAAATTGAACACGAATTACCAACTTTTAAATTAAAGCTGTTAACAAGGAAAAAAGTTGGAATCAAACAGGTTTATGATGTTTCTGTAGATACTAATATTCAATCATTTGTTGCAAATGGTATTGTTGTACATAATTGCCCTTCCCACTGCTTAATTTTTAAACATGTGAATCCATCATATAAAGATTTACCATTAAGGTACGCAGATTTTGGTGTTTTACATAGAAATGAATTAAGTGGAGCACTAAGAGGATTGACCAGGGTAAGAAAGTTTAGTCAGGATGACGCACATATTTTTTGTAGATTAGATCAAATAGAACAGGAAATTTTGAATGTGATTGATTTTATTAAAGAAATATATACTAAATTCAATTTAAAATTTTCCGTTGGTTTGTCAACTAAACCTGAAAAATATATTGGTTCAGATGAGATTTGGACCCAAGCAGAATCAACCTTGAATAGTTTGATTAAAACATTTGAACATTATCACATTAATGAAGGTGATGGTGCATTTTATGGTCCAAAACTAGATTTTACTGTTGAGGATACCCTAGGAAGAAAACATCAATTAGGAACCATTCAATTAGATTTTAATCTACCAGAAAGATTTGATTTGACTTATCAGACTGATGTTCAAGGTAAATTTGAAAGACCAGTAATCATTCATAGGGCAATTTTAGGTTCGGTAGAACGATTTATTGCTCTTTTATTAGAAAATGGTCAAGGTGATATTCCATTGTTTGTTAGTCCAAGACAAATTAGTATCATACCTGTTTCAGTAAGGCCTGACTTATTAGATTATTGTTCAGAAATTAAAAATCAATTTAATTTTAATGGATTTAAACATGTACAACTTGACGATTCAACTGAAACTTTACAAAAGAAGATTTTAAATTCAGAAATACTCCATTACAATTATATTGTGGTAATTGGTAAAAAGGAAATAACTAACAAAACAATCAATGTGAGAAATATAGGAGAAATTAAATTAGAAGAATTTATAAAAATGATTAAATAATTTTTTTAATATAATTTCTAATTTAATTTATATATAATGGGTGCTAAATTAGCAAAATTAGATTCAAATGATAAAGTATTGTCAATAAAATCATAAATGATTGGTAATGATCAATCTGCTAAAGGAATGTCACAATTAGATGATACTAAATTAGCTGATTTTTATAATAAATATGGTATTATTAAAATGAATGTTAATTTACCTGGTCTTGAAACTTTTACTAAAAATTATATCCAAAAAGTGATTGGAGGTATTAATGAAGATATTGAAAATAAGGTATTAGGCAAATTTAAATTTATACCAATGATATCTGGAATTTTATCAACATCCGGATTTATTTTAATTGAAGATAAACAAATTCTTGGTAGAATATCTGGTTATGATAATATTGAAACTTTTGCAGATGTTTTTGAACAGTCCCAACCAGAAATGCAAGAATTAGAACTAGTAAATGAAGAACAACCTTTAATTAATTTAGAATCAATAATGAAAGAAAAAAGAGATTCAGAAATGCAAAAACAAATGGAATTAGAAATGCAAAATAAAATGAAAATGGAATTAGAAATGCAAACGCAAAAACAACAAATGGATTTAGAAATGCAAACGCAAAAACAACAAATGGATTTAGAAATGCAAAATAAAATGAATATGGAAATGCAACAAATTAAACAAAAAACCGAATATGAAAATAAACAATATTCTAATAAAATTGGTAGCAATATGATAACATTAATAATACCAAAAATATTATTAACTCCCGACAGAACAAACTTTATTGATTTTGTAATGAAACCAATGATGTTTTCTCCTAAACAAAATGATGCAATTATAATTCAGGGTATAGTTACTAAATCATTAGACTCAATTAATTCTGGAACTAATGCAGAAATTAAAGTTGCTAATTTGTTAGGTTTATTAATTAGAGTAAGTATTGCTCTAGTAGTATTTACTGTTTCTAAAGAGGAATTACGTTCTAAACCTGGTATTGAACTTATTGTTATGACAAATATAGTCCAAGAATTCATTTCTGAATTCCCTGAAGATAAATGTATTTTTTACAATAATAAAATAGATTTTGTTGAATTTAGTCCTAATTTATGTTCTAGACCAAAGACAGAAGAAATAAAAGAAGAAATTAAATGTCCAATGTGTCCAGAAACAAAATGTTCTGATGTTAAAATTCCTGAAATTAAATGTCCTGATGTAAATATTCCTGAAATTAAATGTCCTGACACTAAATGTCCTGATGTTACCGTACAAGAAACCAAATGTCCTGATTTTAACATTCCAGAGATTAAATGTCCTTCATGTCCAGAAACTAAATGTGCCGATGTTAACATACCAGAAATTAAATGTCCAGCATGTCCTGCTTGCCCTGCTTGTCAAGAAATGAAATGTCCTGATTTGAAATGCCCCGAAGTTAAAGTTGAAAGACAAGCATTATTTAATTTCAATATGCCAAGCACCCCAGTTATACTGGCAATATTAGGAGGTATATTATTAATTATTTATTTATTCAGAAATAATGACAATAAAATATCTCTATCAAATCTTGCTAAATTATAAATACACTCGATTTAATTTAACAAAACTCCAAAAATAGTTTAATTATATTTTTAATAAATCAATATTATTAAAAATATTTTTGGATAAATTTTCTAGGTTTATAATAATAGAAAAAATGTCTTCAAAATCAAATATTAATATGGAAGTTAATGGAAGAGTATTTCCATCATGGGTAATGGAAAATTTTAAAAAATACATATTACCAGAAGTCATCAGAAAAGAAGGAGAAGATCCTTGTAATGAGAAGAGACCAAATAAAGTAACATTGTATCAAGAATTTGTTGGACAATTTCTAAATTATCAATCACCTTTCAAAGATATGCTTGTATATCACGGTGTAGGTGCAGGTAAGACTAATACTGTAATTAACTTGTACAATATTCTATTTAATTATACACCAAAATGGAATATTTTTCTTTTAATTCCTGCATCTCTACACGATGATCCTTGGTTGAAAGATTTAAAAGTATGGATGACAAAAGATAACTTTGAACAAAGATTTGCCAATATTATTTTTATTCACTATGATTCACCTTTTGCAGACAGAGATTTTTTGGAAAAAGTTAAAAAAGCAGATGCTAGTAAAACATCAATGTTTGTAATTGAAGAAGCACATAGATTTATTAATAATGTATACAACAATGTTTCTAGTAAAAAAGGTAAACGTGCCCAAGTTATTTATGATTATATCCAACAAGAAAAGAAAGAAAATTCTAATACCAGAGTTATGTTGTTATCAGCAACCCCTGCAGTTAATAATCCATTTGAATTTGCCCTTATATTTAACCTACTTAGACCTGGTTCATTCCCAACATCTGAAAGTATTTTTGAACAAATATTTATTAGTTCATCAAACTTTGCATCATTAAATGAAAACACCAAAAATATGTTCCAAAGACGTATATTAGGTTTGGTATCCTATTATGTTGGAGCAACTCCTGATAAATTTGCCCAAAAAACTGTTCATTACGTTAATTTAACTATGGAACCATATCAACAAGAAATTTATAACTACTTGGAAGAAATTGAAGAACAAAAAGAAAAAATGAGATTGAGAATGTCAAGAGGTAAAGTAGGAGATTCAATGAGTACTTATGCATCTTATACTCGTCAAGCATGTAACTTTGTTTTCCCAAATATTTCAGAAAAAGTTAATGGTGAAAAACGTCCTAGACCTGGTGCATTCAGAATTAAAGAATCAGATGCTGTTGTCATAGAAGAAGGTAAAGATGTAGAAAAGAAGAATGAACTTGTAAAATCAAAAGCAGAAGTATTAGAATACCTCAAGGCTATTAGAATGTATATTAATTCTTTTATTGATTTCTTAAAAGAGGCATTAAGACAAGATAAAGATTCGGGACATACTATCCAGGATGATGTTAAAATTTTCCATAACAAATATGATGGTTCATTTACTAATTATTATCAAATGGAAAAGAAAAAGAGTAAATTATTTGAAGCTATGTATATGTGTAGTCCAAAATTTGTGAGAATTATTTTTAATATTTTAAAGACCAAAGGTACAGTGATGATTTATTCAAACTATGTGGACATGGAAGGTTTACAACTATTAAAAGTTTATCTTAGTTTCTTTGGATATGTTGATATAGATTCTGATTCAGAATTTGATAAAACTAAATTGGAACCAGAAAAGAAATTATCAAAAGATGGTTTAAGATATTGTGAATTCCATGGTGGTATTGAAAAAGATGTAAGAAAAATTAACAAAGAAATTTTCAATAAATCAGAAAATAAATATGGTAAATATTGCAAAATAATTATGATTTCTCCTGCTGGTGCTGAAGGTATTAACTTAAACAATGTAAGACAAGTACATATTGTTGAACCTTATTGGAATGAAGTTCGTATAGAACAAGTTATTGGTCGTGCTCTTCGTTTCTGTCAACATAGGGATTTACCACAAGAAGAACGTAAGGTTGATGTCTTTAGATATAAAATGGTTAGAAAATCAGGTAAGGAAACAACTGATGAAAAAATGGAAGATATTTCTAGAAAGAAAAATAACTTGTTATTAAGTTTCTTAGATGCTGTAAAAGAGGCCGCAGCTGACTGTGAATTATTTAAGGCACATAATATGATGGGTTCCAAATATAAATGTTTCCAATTTAATGAAGAATCACTATTTGAGAAACCAGTTGGTCCAGCATTCCAAAACAAATTGGAATATGACCAAAAGATTGATAATGGTTCTAATGCAAAAGATTCATCAAGAATTAAAATTAAAGTAAGAAAGGTTAAAGCTGTTAAAAAAATAGATGATAGTTCATACTCAAAAGAAAAAGAATATCGGTTCTATGAAGAAACAGGTGTAGTTTATGATTATGAACTTAACTATCCAGTAGGTAAGGTTGAAAAGGATGAAAATGGAAACTTTATTATGTTAGATAATGATGTATATGTGATAGGTGATGTAATAGAAATTCCTAAATTTGAATTATATTAAATTAAGTAGTTTTATTTTTCATTTGAGTTTTAACAAATTCACGTACTTTAGCATCATAAGCTTTTTTATCCTTGTTATATAGTTCAGCCGCTTCTCTATTGGCAGGTGATGATGGGTTTGGGTCCATTAATAGTGACATAATAGATACTAGAATTGTGCGAACATTTTGTGCAGGTGTCCATTCATGAGATTGAAGAATATCTACACAAATTTTACCATCACGATAAATATTTGGATGATACATTGGGGTAAGAAATTTTACTGAAGGAGGTTTAACAGGATAATCAGAATCAAAAGTTAACATCATCTCGAATGTTCCTTCTTCATATGGAGTATCAACAGGACCCTTAATTCTTGCAGTCCATTTTGTTAAATCTTGTGGTTTATCAATAACTATTCCTTCAAGTTTATCAGATTCAGATTGTAATTTGGCCAATTCACGAGTAAGTCTAATAGTAGAAAAATTTGACATTATTATAATAGAATTAACATATAATTTTATTATAATTCAATTTTTTATTTTTGTATAATATTCTATTTAAATCATAGGAGTGGTGTTAAGACCAACCAAGTTTTTAAGAGAGTTAATATTCATGGGTCCCATTTGATTCATGGGAGGCATTTGGTTCATTGGTGCCATTTGAGGCATTTGCATCATTTGATTCATTTGGGGCATTTGCATCATTTGATTCATTGGTGCAACATCTGATAATTGAGCATCAGGAGTATAGTTAATATTCATACCGGTATTAAGTTTGGATAAATTAGCAATAGATTTTAATCCTTGTGCCATTTGAGAACTAGATTTCAAGTTATTGAAATCCATTTCAGAGAAACCATTCATTTGATTAGAATTAATAGGAGCCAAAGTATTAACCATAACTGGATCAATATCACCATCCATATTTAAATTATTTTTTCCCATCATTGGCATTTGATTCATCATCATACCTGGTTGCATCATGGGTTGCATCATATTGGGTTGCATCATATTAGGTTGCATCATAGGATTTTGCATCATGTTCATTTGATTCATCATGTTAGGTTGGACAGCGGGCATGATGTTATTCATTAATTGTTGACCCATCATAGGATTGTGTTCAGTATTACCATCGGTATTTAAAATATCTTTCATCATATCAGTAGTGTCACCTTCAGAACTTTCGGTCATGTATTTTGATTTACTTTCTCCGATAACTCTATGACCTTTAAAACTATAATTTTTTTTAGAAGATTTATTTTTACTGTTTTCGGTTTGTTTTCCCATTATATAATCTTATTAAGAAATTTTTTAAAATATTATTAATTTTTTATTACATTATTTTTTACTTTTATTTTTCTTAATTTCATTTTCAATCTGACTTATTTGACTAGCCAATTGCTCATTCTTTTTTAACACTGAATCATATTCTTTTTCTAGAGCAAGATATTTTTTACTTAATGTTTTAAACTCTTTTTTTAAAGTATCAAAATCTTCATCATGACTTTGTTCTTCAGTTTGTAATTCTTTTTTAATTTCATTTTTTAATTCTTGTTTAAATTCATCTGGAGTCATTTTTCTGTAAAACACAGAGTTGGCAATTTGAACTGACCAAGTTACTGAACCATTTGATAAAACTATAAATCTTCCTTCTGGATCAATCTTGTTTAAAGTTCCTCCTAATCTAAATGATTTTTCTTTTGTTTTTGGGTCAGTTGTAAAATATCTAATATGATTACCAATTGAAACTCCCAATATATTATCAACTTTCTTATATTCTTTCAATTTCTCTTTAATTTCTTGATTAGTTAAATTATCTTGATATGTTTTTGTAGGTCTTTTATAATTTTTATCATTAGCTAGTCTTTTTGTTCCTTTAGGGTCCATTATTGTTATTACTAATAAATAGAAATTCTTTATTTAAAAATCTTTATGAAAAAAATGATTTATAATAATTTATATAAAGACAATTTACTATATTTATTTAAATGAATCAAGAATTAAATTGGCACAATAATTTTGGTCTTAAAATTGATATGGGAAATCAGAGCAGAATGACTGAATTCATTAATAAACTAAATATTAAATTAGATGAAAAAAATGTTGAGACTAAAATAAATCAAATTGAGAAAGATTATAATGATAAATTAAAAGAATTAGAAAGTTTATCAGTAAATAAGAATGATATTGAAAATTTAAAATCAAAGTCAAGTCTTTCAATTTTACAAAAAGAATTAGAAATAATCAAATTACTAACCAAATACACCTTACAAAATAAGAATCTTAATTATATTTTCTTTGTAAATTGTTTGAATATGTTACTTGGATTAAGTGAAACATTAAGAATTAGATTAGGTCAAAAAGAAATAATGCATGATAAAATGATTAATAATGAGTCCGAAGATACAATATCAAGATGTTCATATAAATTTTGTTCATATCAAGATGGATGTTCATATAATTATAACCTAAAAACTAAAAGTTTATGTTATCAAGACCATTATGTCCATAATATGGTGTCAGCAGATTTAAAAATATTATTAAATTACATCAAGAGATATGAAAAGGATAATGCGGTATCTCATAATAAAGAAATATTAAAAACAATTAATACATTAAGTTTCGTTATTGGACATATGGAAACAGAACTTAGAACAAAATGTTTATATATTCCTGAAAATGAATGGGAATCATGTCATATTGTTAAAAATAAATAATTTCAAATAGTATCTACATCAAAATAAATAATAATAATTATTTATTTTACCTAAGTTTTGGTTCTAAATATTCAATTTTTAAAACTTTAAATACATCATACTCTGAATTAACTGGAATTTTTGTTCCATCTTCTTTAGTTAATCCATATTCTGATAATTTTAGTTTCATTTTTTTAGCTAATGCTCTCATTTTTTTATTTAATTCGGCACTTCCTGTAAAGTATAATAAAGCAGATGGGAAAACATCATGAGCAACAAATCTAATATCTATTCTTCTAAAAGGATTATCTTTATATTTAGCAAATCCCATATATTTGGTTTCATAATATTTGTCAGTGATATCATCAATTAAAAGTGGTTGATTATCATTTTGAGTAATAGGTTTCTTTAGTCTTTTAATTAATCTATCCAAATGGTTAATTTCATCCTCTAGTTCCATTTTAGTACCTAACTTACTCACAAGTACATCAATATCTCCACTAGTTGGTTTTTCTCTTCTGTAAGACCCACAAATTTCAAAAATATATTTGGAGGAGTCATCAAGTTTATAATGTTTGTTCATTTTATCGATAACTTTGTCAATTAATTTATATATTTTGGTAATTTCATCTCTTGGAATATCACCAAAAAATTTACCATAATATTTAACCCCCAATTGAATTTTTTCATTTACTTCTATTTCTTTGGATGCAATTTTCTTTTTGAGGTCTTCAACCGATTTAATACCTTGTTTAACAAAATCTAATGCTGTAGCTCTTCCCACTCCTACAATAGATTCTAATTCTTCAATAATTTTTTTGTCTTTATTAGCAGTGTCTTTAAAATTAGCTAATTCTTCAAGTTTACCATTTTTTAGAATTTCTTTAATTCTATCAATAGTACCTTTACCAATACCTGGTAATTCTGCAAATTCATCCAAATTTTCTGTAGTTAATTTTTTGGGATATTTCTTGATAATAGCTAATGCATTCTTAATTTGTTTCATTCTAAATGTATTAGCTATTGAAAGTTTTTGGTCTTTTTTCTCTCTAGCTTCATCTATTTCTTTTTGAACAAAATTAACAAGTTTTTCAAATTCCACAATAATATTATAATTAAGAGATTCGCTATTTGACATTATTAATATATAATATAAATTTGATTTATATTATATATTTCATTTTTTTTAAATATTAAAAAATATTAAATATATATAAAATGTAGGTCTATATATAACATAATGAGTTTAACAATTAATTTAATATTAGGTTCATCTGAATATGATTTACTAAATTTATTTGATGAAAATATAGAAATGAATTCGTCACAATTGGTTAATTTTTCAACATACATTGAACAGTCTAAAAAGTGCAAAAATCCAAAAAATGTTATAACTAATCATGAAAACATTATTCAAGCAATTAATTATGATTCAGATGAAAACAATAATTATTGGATTATATTAGATAAAAAATTTAATTTTATGGATGTTGGTATTCCATTATCTGGAGATTTATCTAATGAAAAACTTTATGAAGATCTTTCAAGTGAAGAATCAGAAATTCTTAAATCATTAAAGGATGTTTTAAACTAAGTCGTTAAAATAAAAAGATGAAATATAATATTTAAAAACAAAAAGTTATAAATATTATAATTATGGAATCAAATTTGATATCAAAGATTTTCCCAAAATCGAACGATGATACCTTATTAAAAACAGATGATGAAGGTGTATGGTCTATAACATTACCAAAAGAAGCTGATCAAATTTCTGAAATAATTTTAGATAGTATTGGTAAAAATGTTACTATAGTGGATTGCACTGCAGGATTAGGTGGAAATGTTATATCTTTTGCAAAATATTTTAAAAAGGTTATTGGAATAGAACTAAACAAAAATAGATTTGACCTTTTAGAAAACAATATTAATGTATATAATTTTACCAATGTTCAATTAATAAATGATAATTGTATTAATTTTATATCAAATGAATCAAGTTTAAATAACTGCGATGTTCTCTTTTTTGATCCTCCTTGGGGTGGTCCAGATTACAAAAGTCAAAACAAAATTAGTATAAAGTTAGATGATTTGAATTTGACTGACATAATGAATAAAATAATACCATATAATAGACCAATATTTTTAAAATTGCCTTTTAATTATGATTTAAATAAATTTAGTAATTTTGATTATAAGGTTCATAAAATAAAAAATTATTTATTAGTTGAAGTATTCAATTAATCATGACGATAATAAAATAGCATGTAGGTATTTGGATTTTGTAGATTTTCTTTAGTGTAAGCCATCTTAAGAGGATTAGAATCATTATATAAATACCAATTATTGTTCATTATATTTTTAACAATAGAAGTATAATGTCCAGCATTTACATTTCCTCCATATCCAAATGCTTGGTGAATATTAATTCCGATTAGGTCATATTTTGATTGTGACCGATGAGGACTAGCTGGATTAAAATATTTAGACAAATCTAGTTCTTTGAATGGATATGTAACATTATTAGTAATTTTTTGGGTGGCGACACCAAAGGAATTAAATAGGAATCTTTTAATGTGTAAAACCAATACTTTTGGAGATTTCCATATCATACTTTTACTAAAAGACCTATTTTTCAATCCACACATCTCACATGTCATCTTATTTTGGTCGTCAAATTGTTCTTCTGAAATCATATGGTCCAAACAATCATAAATAGAAAATGTTTTTCCCATATCTTCTTTTGTTTTAATTGGAACAGATAGTGGAAGAGTTAGATAAGGTTCGTATCTAATTACACCAGACCCGCAGCACATACATCTTCGATTATTTTCAATTAATCCATCGAAAATATTTTTAAGTGGGGAATATTCTCTAGATTGAAAATTAGCCCATGAATTACTTGCAATAATATTCCTAGTTGAATCATCAAAGTTCATTTCTAAGTATTCATCATAATTAAATCCTGGGATGAATTTTGTCTTAACTCCTGCCTCTTCTTCAAGTTGAGAAATCAAAAAGTTAAAAAATTCTTGTGAATCTTGATGATTATTTTCAGTCCACATATCATTCTTCTTTCCAATAAGGGCCCTGAATGTAGTTGGTGTAATAGATGAATCATCATTTTCAAGACTAATTTTAAATAATCTAAATAGTTCAAAGATAACAAAATCTTTCAGAGCTTGTTCTTTATCTAGTTCTGGATTAGTTAGTGCTTTACGATTAATTTTATTCAAAATTGTATCTTGAAATTTGGCTTGGGTAATATACTCGGCAAATACAGGAATTTGTTGTAAAATATGGAGAATGGAATTCATATAACAGGTTACACCCATGATATTTTTGAATTTACTAACCCCAAATTTAATAGGCTCTTCAATTTCTACTTCTTCCTCCTCCAGATGAGATGTATTATTAATAGCAGTTTCATTACTAGACATTAATAGAAACATAATATATTAATAGAATAACTTATCAATTTTTTTCTTTTTGACCAACAAAATATTCCAATAATTTAATTAATCTTTTCTAATCCAAATTAATTATGAAATTAGACTTTAAAAAAATTATTAATATAAAAAATAAACAAGATTTGAAAGAATATCCATTGGATAAACCGATATTTCAAAATAATTATTTATTTCACTATTTGATTCAATTAGGTAATTTAACAGCTTTAAAATTAACTAAATTTCCGATTCATATTGAAAATAATGATGGATTAAATGGATTTCATTTAGCAGCAAAAGAATATAACCACGATATTTTATTATATTTAATCGAAACTTATCCCGATTATATTTATAATAGAAATGGTGAAAGAGAAGCATTTACTAATTATTTACCATGGGAAGAATTTAATAAAATAATTGAAAAGTTCCCAAAATTGGATTGGGTTAATTTAATTGAAAATGGAAACAAAAACCCAAACATAATTTTAAAGGGAATTTTAATTAATTTGAATTATAACCAGGTACAGAAATTTATTAAATTATATCAAGTTAAACCGACCAAAGAATTTAAAAACCAATATCTTTTCTCCATATTAAAAAACCCTCATATAACTTCAGAACAAAAAATTAAGATATTAGATGAATTTACTGATGAAGAATTAAATGTTAAGAACGATGCAGGTGAAGGTATTATTTTAAATAGTTTAGAACATAAAGATATAGCATTAACTGATTACTTATTAAAAAGAAATGTGGATATAAACTATCATTCATTTTTAAAAACTGACAATGCATTAATAATGGCCGTGTATAATGATATTTTAAATAATCAGTTCGTATTTACCGGTAAAATTTTATCCAAATTAAAAGAAATCAATCCACAATTTCACAGAGCAAATAACAAATATGGTGATAACATAGCTCATACTATTTGTTATATAAGGAAAAATAGAAACAATCAAATTAAAATGGCAGTTGAAGTTAAAAATCAAAATTACAAACCTGACTTGGAAGTTTTAAATTTATGTGACAGTGAAACATGGAATTCATATAATATCGAAAAATTAACTCCTTTAGATTTAATTACTAATTTAGATTATCAAATTTATTCTCCAATAATTTTAAAAAATAAAATATCTATTGACCAAAATATAATCTCAAGATTGGAAAAGGATTCTGTGACTAAAATGGATTGGATAAAATTATTTAAAAGTTTACCCCAGTTTAAAGAAGATAATGATGTCAAGATGGAACAAGAAACTTATTCACATTATACCTTATTCCAAGCAAAATTTAAAGATGTGGGAATATTTTCTTTATACCTATCTGATACTTATAAAAATTTATTAATACCAAATATGACAAGTTATATGATAAATAACATTACATTTGACGATACATTCCCATTTTCCGATGACATTATATCTAAAGAACCAATTTTCCCTTGGATAATATCTTACTATTCAGCTAGTGAATATTATATTCATCCATATTTAAATAATATTATAAATGCAACAAGAAGAGAAGGAGATAAGGATTATGCATTAGTATTTTTAAGTTTAATTTATGATAAAATTTTACATGCTAACATTCTAATTTATGACTTTAAAAAAATGACTGTGGAAAGATTTGAACCTTATGGTAATACTAGTTTGATAGATAATACGGTGGATGATGTTTTAGAAGAAGAATTAACTTGGTCTACTGGACTAAAATATATTAGACCTAATGAATATTTACCGTATGCTGGTTTTCAAACTATTTCAGATGAAGGAAATTATTTAAATAAAAAAGCAGGTGACTTTGGTGGTTTTTGTCTAGCATGGTGTTTATGGTATTTGGAAACAAAAATTAAAAATCCCAATGTGGATTCAAAAACTTTAATTAATAAATTAATTCATAAATTATCAAAATCTGATATAAAATTTAGTGAACATATTAGAAATTATTCAAATAGAATAAATGAAAAGAGAGTTAAATATTTGGAAAAAATTGGTTTAGATATCAAATCTATTTCAAATACTCACATGTCATTGGAAACTGATATTAAGTTAACCAACTTTTTCATTAATAAATTTAATGGATTAGATAAATAAATAATTATCTTATAATTAAATAAGATTATAAAATAATTAAAGAATTCAATTATAGATTGGCAATGAAATCATCGTCAATCACAATCTCCTCCTTCTTGGCAGCAACAACTTCATTCTCAAATGCTACAGTAGTGGTTTCATCTGCTTCCACTTCCCGAACTTGAGCCAGCTCGCCAGAACGCCTCAATTGCTTGACATCGTCTGGTGTGTACTTGTGGAGAACAAAGTATTTATCTCCAGAGCTGTTAGATTCGTCTTGCTGAATCAGAACCATATCGCCTTTTTCAAGACGCTTTTTGTTTGGTCCCTTGATAATGGCACCGCGAGCTTTAGCCATCACAGTTTGATTGTTTTCAACCACTGTGACTTCAAATCGTGCATCACCCTTGTTAGAGTTGATGATTGCATAAAACTCTTTCATAGCTACGTTACGGTAAACGAGCTCTCTGGTACCTTGGTTTTTAATGTGCTTTTTTTGATGAGTAGACATTACTAGTTATATTATATGAGACGTTAGACATTTATTTTTTCAATTTTTTTCATATTTCAGCCTATGGTTAGGACAAATTTAAATATAAAATAATTAAGCAGAACAATTATCACACCCTCCTAAAGTGTAATTAGGGTCTTCTTCAGGATGTACCAATTTAACTTTATTTTTTGGAGAATTAATTTTATTGGTATTTTTTGTTAAATTTGGGTCAATAGTAAATTTAATAGCATCTGCAGATGGTTTTGTTCTAAGGTAATACATCCCAGTTTTAAGACCTTGTTTCCAACCCCAAAAATGTGATGAACCCAAACGTTGATAATCTGGTTCAGCCATAAAGATGTTCATTGATTGGGTTTGGTCAACAAAAGGACCTCTGGCCACAGCACCCTTCAATGACCATACTTGTTTAATTTCCCAGATAGTTTTATATATATCTTTGAATTGTTGGGGAACTTGTTCTAATTGTTGGATGGAACCATTGGAAGCAATAATCATATCTTTTAATTCATTTGACCATAATCCTACACTAATTAAATCATTGACCAAGTATTTATTAACTAATACAAAATCTCCGGCTTGAGTTTTTCTAGTGTAAATGTTGTTAGTGAAAAATTCAAAACATTCATTGTTTCCTAAAATTTGGCTGGTAGATGCAGTAGGCATTAACGCGGTCACCAAACTGTTTCTGGTTCCATAAATCATGACTTCTTTTCTTAACTCATCCCATAATTCTCCATATGTCAATTCAACTTTGTTATCCCACAAATCAAATTGGAATTTTCCTTCTGAAAATGGTGAACCATCAAATGTGCTATATGCACCCAATGTTGTACTTGTTGTATTTTTAACAAGTTCCCATTTGTTGGGTTTTAATTTATGATAAAGTTCATTTGATTCTTGATTATCAAGATTTAATGTTGGGTCATAAAAATCTGGATATGAAATTTTATGATGGTTAATTAATCCAATCAATTGCTTCATATCTAAATATCTTTCTTTGGCTATATCTTTAGAAGCAGTCAATGATGCCAAATAAATGGTTTCCATCATTTTAGAATTAAACTGTACAGCTAATTCAGATTCAAATGGTATTTTCATCATAACTAATGTATCAGCCAATCCCTGAATACCTAATCCAATTGGTCTATGTTTCATATTTGATAATTTGGTTTGAGGAACAGGATAATAATTGATATCAATAACTTGATTAAGGTTTCTAGTTGCCAGATAGGCAACTTTGAATAATTTATCATAATCAAATTCTCCCTTTGTATATTGATATAATTCAGTCCAACCACCAATATGTTTTTGGACTCCATCTTCAACAATAAATATTTGCGGGAAAGTAATAGCTGATTTACCCAAAATGGTTTTTAATTTACTAAGTGAATCATTTGTAAATGGTATTTCATCAAATTCAAATTTATTATTAGATAAAAATTTCTTAGCATATGAACAATATTTACAATTGGGTTTGGTAAAAATAACCCATTTGGATAATTTATCACTTGGATTCCAGGGTTTAACAAAAGATTTGAGAGCAATTGATGCTAAATTACAAACAGCATATTCTTGATGGTCGGAATACTCAGTAATTTCAGCACATTGTCCTGTCAAAATACCATTAAATACGCCCATATGTTTTAGTGGTTCTGTAAAACAGTAGGTATCAACATTTTGATATGATTGTTTTACAGAAATAACTTTTACAAATTGTTCGGCATTACGTTGAGGTAGTCTTTCAGTAAAGACAAGTCGTTTAGGTTTATATCCAAGCTTTGATAACATGTATAATCCCGAAGATGATACTAATAATCTATATGTTTTTTGACATTCAAACATTTTATTCCCGCCATTTCCATCTGGCATTAGACGTTCTCCTTCATTTCTTGATTTAGTTACTTTGGATTCAATACCCATTGTTTGTAACATCATTCTAATATCAAGTAAAAATTCTTTGTTGATACTACAAATTTGTAATGCCTCATTAGTACCATTTTTAGTAATAGAACCATCTGCATCGGAATATCCTTCCAACCATCTCAATTTATCATGGAGTGATGCATTAAATGGTACAGTAAATTTTGATGCCATATCTTTGGGTAGTATAACATTAAGTCTATTATTTGACTCTGTAACACTAGAATATGTAAGATGTTCTAATAATTTTTTCTTATCACCATATAAAAATGTTTTGGGATATTTTGTTGTTTTTGAATAATTATCATACGTTGTTCCGTCTCCGCAAAAAAATCCATGAGTATATGGATAATTAAATTGCTCTGGATTTTCTAATTCAATAGCCTTTGGTAATTCAAACTTTATTAACTTGTCGTCTTTTTTAAGATCTTTGGCCATAATTTCATTAATTTTTTCACTATGATAATTTTTAATTGTATAAAATTTGTGTTCTGGTGTACAGTCCAGATAGGCACCATTAGACAATTTAACACGAACTAAATTTTTATTTGTGCCTGTCTTTTTAACTTTAACATTTGACCATTCGGAACCATTCCAAATATTTACATTTTGATTTTCTAAGGATTTTATAATCTGGTAACCTTTAGATGTTAATATTTTAGTTTCCTCGTGAACACATAAATTGGATGAACGAATGATGCCAATATTTTTTTGATTGCATTTTTTATTAATTGCATCTTTATAACAGATATAAGGCATACCAGTTTCGATTTGGGAATCCATAATTGCGGTCCATAGTTTCCTAGCATCAACTTTCTTTCTATATTTATTTTCATTAACATATTTCCAATATAACATTTCAAAATCATCACCATATGTATCAGTTAAACCAGGACAGTCGTCAGCACTAAGTAAATACCAATCACCTCCAGCTTCAACTTGTTTCATAAATAAGTCACTTACCCACAAAGATAAAAACAAATCACGTGCTCTCATATTTTCTTCACCAAAATTCTTCCTCAAGTCTAAAAATTCAAAAATATCTGGATGATGGGGTTCAAGGTAAATAGCAATTGAACCAGGGCGTTTACCTCCTTGGTCAATCCATCTGGCAATATCATTAAATACTCTCAAGAATGGAACTAATCCATTTGATTTTCCGTTAGTTCCTTTAATTAAAGAATTTTTGGCTCGAATATTAGAAACATGTAATCCAATACCTCCTGACCATTTGGAAATTTGGGCACATGAATTCCATGTTGTTGCTATATCAGTTAAATCATCATTAGTTCCCAAAAGGAAACACGAGCTAAGTTGCATGTGATTAGTACCAGAATTAAATAGGGTTGGACTTGCATGTGTATAAAATCCTAATGACATCATATCATAAGTTTGTTTAATTAGTTCAATATTTCCCAGTTGTAGCGTGATGGCAGTTCTGAGAAACATATCTTGTGGTCGTTCGATGATTTTACCATTAGATTTAAGCAAGTAACTTTTCTCCAGAGTTTTAAATCCAAAGTAATCAAATAAATAGTCACGATTGTAATCAACTATCGAGTTAATTGTTTGAGAATTAAGCAAAACCCATTTTAACCATTTGGAATCAATAATGTTAGTTGTTTGATGAAGTAATTCCATTTTTGAAGTAAAATCTTTAAAAGTTTTTTTATGGAGATTGGAAATTAGTATTCTACCTCCCAATAGAGAATAGGAAGGATGTGTGGTGGATAAATTTACACAGATTTCTGCTGATTCAATGTCTAATTCTTCAGTGGTAATTCCAGGATATAAACTAGCAACAACTTTTTGTGCTACTAGACCGGGATCCAAATATTCTGTTTCCCTGCTAGTATCAAGATATGAAATGTTTAGGCCTCTCAATTCAATAGGGTTAATTAGCTTATTGATTCTATCGGTAATTTTATCAAAGTGTACGGTTTCTTTTCTTCCATCTCTTTTAGTAACGAATAGCATATTAATGTCCATTAAATTAATAAACTATATTATTTTTTATCAATTTTTTATGAATCATAAGAGCCTATTATATGATGTATAACACATCTAAACTATAATTGTATTATAAAAATATTATAATACCATCATAAGTATAAAATAAAAGCCAACCATAATTAAAAATCTTCAATAAGCTTAAATGATTCATTTTTGGTCTTATTTAAAACGGAAGATTTTTGATATTGTGTAGGTCTTGATTCAAAAAAGTTAGTTTTACCCTCTACACTAATTGATTCCATAAAGTCAAATGGATTAGTAACATTGAAAAATTTAGTATAACCTAAATCTACCAGTAAACGGTCAGAAACAAATTTAATGTATTGGGTCATTAAATTGGAATTCATTCCTAGTAGGGCACATGGTAAACTCTCACAAATAAACTTGCGTTCAATTTCAACCGCATCTTGGAACATCAAATGAACATCAGATTCTGGAACTTTATTTTTAAGCATGGAATATAATAATACAGCAAAAGAAGCATGCATACCTTCATCTCTTGCAATAAGTTCATTTGAGTTGCAAAGTCCTGGCATTAAATTTCGTTTCTTTAACCAGAAAATAGAACAGAATGACCCAGAGAAAAACACTCCCTCAACAATCGCAAATGCTAATAGTCTCATAGCAAATGATTCAGTAGATTCAATCCATTTAACAGCCCAAGCAGCTTTTTCAGCAATACAAGGGAATTCTCGAACAGCATTAAATAATTTATCTTTTTCATCAGGGTCTCTAATAATATTGTCAATTTGAAGTGAATAGGTTTCGCCATGAATATTTTCCATCATTTTTTGCCAATCATAAGCTACAATTGCTTCTCTAATTTTAACATCGTTACTGAATCGTTCACCCAAATTAATATTAACAATAGTATCTGATGAAGAAAAGAATGCTAAAATCATTTTAATAAAATGTTGTTCCCCACTATTTAGTTTGCAAAAATGATCGTAATCTTTGGAAAAGTCAATTTCTTCAGCAGTCCAAAATGCAGCTTGTTGTTTCTTGTATGCCTGCCATATAGATTCATTTTTAATAGGATAAATTGTTAGACGATTATTCTCTGGATTTAACAAATATTCATTATTGGTTATTTTATTAATCATGTTTCTTTCCGAACCAAGTAACTTATCATTAATATAATTTCTGTTGTTTTCATCTTCATAGGAACTCATTATATAATATATAAATATAAAAATAATTAAAATTTAAATCAATTTTTATTAAAGTTTTTGTTTATATTTTTCCTACTATTATAATAATGAGCTTTAATTCAGTTTTAAAAAAACCAAAATTAGTTGAGGGTAAATTAGTCAAATATTATAATCAAAAATATAAACAAAAAGAAATGAAACAAGAAGAATTATTAAGACAACAACAAGAAATAGAATTGAATAATGTGATACCAGACCCTTGGTATAAAAAATTAATGTTACAATTATGGGATTTTATTAAAGAAAATTATGGGTTTTTTATAATTGTTTCACTAATTGTTATTTTGCTTTATGTAAGATATTTGGAAGTTAATACTAGAAAAGAAAAAATGAAAAAAGTAATTGAACAAATTAATAAAAAACAAGAATTAGAATTACTTAAAAAACAACAAATGGAAAATCAACAATATGAATCGGATGATGATTATTATGAATAATTTATTGTTTTTCTGATTCAATTGAATATTCATTTATATCAGATTTTACAGATTCAATTGAACTATGTAAATCTGATTGTTTTGTACTAGTTGATTCACTTAATTCTGATTTAATTGGACTATTTAAATCTTTCTCATTTGAGTCTTCATATTTTGGTAATGAAACACTAAGTTCATCTTTAATATTTGCAAAATTAACTAGTCTATCACAATAAGTTTTTATAATGGGTGTTATTTCGGGATCACTATATGTTTCCGATAATATATTCAATTTAGTGACCAAAATTTCATTAGTACTAATAACATTTTTAAATAAAGTTTCAAATTTGCTTGTATAATTAGCATTTAATACTTTAATTCTTTTAATTAAAATAAAATATGTATCAATTAATAAATCCATCTTTTCAAAAATTTCTTTTCGATTTTGTTTATAGTACCATCTGGATAGAGATTGATAAATTTTATATTTATCCAAATATAAATTAAAATTTATTTTGGTAAAATCCACATATTTGAGATTATTATTTGAAACAAAATCTTGAATACCAATTTTATCTCCTTTTTCTAATTGAAAAATTGGTTGAAATATTTGATTAAAAAAATTTAATCCTTTTTCAAGTTCATTAAATTCAAATTCTATTCCCATAGCTAATAGAGAACTTTGTATTGATTGATTTTTAAATAGGGAGCTATTTTTTAAAAAAAATAAGGCCATTATTATACAATACAAACTAATATTTTAAATCAATTATTAAATAAGTAATAATAAGATAATGATAAAACTCCTATGAAAACTGATACTAAAAAGTATTTATTAATAACATTGGTTTTTTTCACTAAATTAGTTTTGTTGTTAAAATCAATCATTTTTTTAACAGGGGTTAAACTATCTCCATAAATTTCCAAAAATCTTAAATAGTCATCAAAATTATAATATTTAACTAAAAATTGTTCAACTAGTTTAGAACCATAATAAAGTTCTGGATATTTAATCATATGATGAATTTGTTTACTAATATCAAATTCTATTGTTACTATTTTATTTTCATTTTGGAAATTATTGAATTTTTCGATGTTATTTTCTGATAACTGTTCACCAGTTACTTTAATCTTTATTATGGAATTATTTTCATCAATTTTGTTAACTGAAATAAAGTTTGTATTAATTAGTAGTTTTTCCCATACAAATAAAAAATGTCCAATAAAAAATTCATCTGACCCTTGATAAATTGATGATACTTCTGATGCCAACACATTCTTGTTAAACCATTTAGTTGAATTATCGTTTAAAACCTTGATAGTTATTGTCTCTAAATCATATTTGGTGAACATTAAATTAAATTCCATTCAAGTAAATTAAAACAATATCAATTTTTTTTATTAAAATCCAACATAATAATCTATTTAAAGATTCTAAAACTAATAATTCTAATGAGTGATATTTTTAAAGTTCAATATTTGGAACAATTTAATAATTTCGTATCACAATTACGTGTTATTTTCCCTACAGAAGATGTTAAAAATATTTTAGACAAAATCGAGTCTTTTTCTGACGAAGTTAAAATTACAAGAGGCCAACTATTTTCATCATCAATTAGAGATGAAAATCTCGATTTATTTTTAAAAGATAAAATTAAAGTATTTTCTCATAAATCAGAAGATACACAAACAATTTCTGAAAGTTTATTTGGTGCTGATTTTTGTTTAAAAAACCTTATCAACAATCAACCTGAAGAAGTAAAAAAAATTATTTGGACCAATTTACATACTTTGTGTCTAATTTCCGAATTACTAAAACCTGTAGAATTACAAGACCCTTCAAGGATTAAAAAATTAAATAGTCAGATTTATCAAGAAAGAGGAATGAAAGAGCTAGAAACAATTACTGAAGAACCTGATAAATCTCAGTCCGAATCTGGATCAAAAAAGAAACTTCATGATATGTTAGGGGTTAGCGTTAATAATGAAACTACTGAAATGATTGATGATATTGTAAAATCATTTGAAAATATATTGAAGAATTCTAATGGAGGAAATCCAATTTCAAGCATTATGGAAATTAGTCAGAAGATTTCAGTCAAGTATGCTGACAAGATTAATAATGGTGAAATTGAATTAGATAAATTAATGCAATCAATTAGTAAGAAAGTTCCTGGAATGGAACAAATGATGTCAGGTATGATGGGAAGTGATAAAAAGAGCAAACCCAAAGAAAAAGTTGTTATTGATGAAAATTTCTCTACTGCTAGCGTACAAGTTGGTAAACAAAATGATGATAAGAAGAATGGTGGACTCAACATTGGTAATATGCTTAAAATGGCAGACCAATTTGGTGTCTTACCAGGTGGCAAATCACAATCTCAATCTGGAGATGTACCTAATATGACAAACATTCCAGGTCTAGGTAAGGTAATGGAATTGATGCAAAAACTTGATAGCACTAATACCAAAGAAGAAGCAGATGCTCTAAAACAAGAAATGGATTCATTTTTATCAAAGGAATTGGGTGTAGATGTTGATAAATTAAATGCTCAACTTGATACAGTAACAAATCAAATGAATCAAAAATTAAATGAAGAAGAAAAACTTAAAGATTCTTAAAATAAATATAGAAAAATCGAAATCATAGCAACAATTAGCATAAGCCAAAATTGACGAATATTATTCTTCAATTTTACGTATGACTTCTTATTTTGTTCCAGATTCTTAATCATATAGGTTCCCTCAAGATTATAACCACACTTGTTATGATAATATTGACGGGTACCAACACCTGCAATGACTGCAATTTTACTATAACCATTTTGTACAGCAATTTCTTCAGCAGTTCTGACTAGGAGTTGACCGAAACCCTTATGTTGTGACGACATACCATTAGATCCAACACCCAAAGAATGACCATAAACATGAACCTCTCTAATAAGGGCACAACCTTCTAGTTCATTGATGAAACCACCTCCTGGATTAGAATCGAGTCTTAGACGGCAAAACCCAACCAGACCATTGTATGTTCGAATATTACCTTTCCAATAGGTTTTGATTCCAAAGAGACCCATCATCAAGTAATAGGTAAACAGGAACCAGACATATGAAAACCAATCACGAGAAAATACCTTAGGCTTTTCATTTGATTCTACCGTAATATGGTATTCTTGACCTTGGGATGCAATGTAAGGTCTAACAACCAATCTAGATGAATCCATTAGTTCGTCTTCGTCGCCAATTTCCATGCAACGAATACAGTTGCACTTGATACCCTCTCGCTTCATTTCATCTTGAATAACCTGTCTCAGATTACTGCAACCTTCATAACCAACTTCAATTGATTGCTTTGGAATATCTCGGACCAAACGCTGAATTCTGACCCATGGTTGAATATTAGTCTTGTAATACTTGAGAACATCAATCAAATCCCGAAGGTTTTTTTCCGCATAAGGTACATAAGTTCCATCCCTGTACCAATCTGCAATATCTGACTTGACAATCAAATTAGGGTCTGATGATTGACAAACAGCAGTTGGATAAACCTTAACATCATCAAATTGAAGGTCCGGATTATTAATTGCTTGGTCAAACATCCACTTATCAAGTTCAGGATTGGAACCTGGAAGGTCTGGCATAAGATGACAAACCACCTTAAGACCAACTTGCTTCAAAATTCTGATTGCACGGATAGTATCCTTAGTATGACATTCGCGTTTAATTCCATCAAGAATATCATCGTTATAATGTTGAACACCAATCTGGACACGAGTAACACCCCAACGTCTATAATCCTTGATAGAATTTCTGGTAATAAAATCAGGTCTGGTTTCAATAGTAAGTCCGATGATTCGATAACGTGAAGTCTCATTAATTTTGATTTCTTCCTCAATCGTCATCATTTCTCGGTCTGCATTGTAAGTATTAGCACCCCAATACAACTCATTCATTACCTTCTTTCGATATTCATAAGGATAAGATTCCCATGTACCTCCAGAAATAATAATTTCAAACTTGTAAGATGCATCTGGGTCACTTTCAAGAATGTTTCCTGTTTTGATATAAGACCTAATCCTATCCCATAGTTGACCTCTTACATCAAAATTGTATTGGAGAGCTCGGAGCATAGCAGGTTCAGATGATAGATATGATTTGGGTTGAGTTGGTTTTCCGCTAAGGTCTGTTTCGGTTGGACAGTAAGCACATTTCTTTGGACAACTAAAAACATCCGGCTTGAGAACAATTGTGGAAACAAGAACTCCAGACCTTGACCTAACTGCCTTCTTAATCATATATCTTCCTAGATTGTGATTGATTGGAATGGTATCATAAAATTGTTCATACACATATCTCATCTGAGACTTGGATGGCATTACCTTGTATTTTTGACGCAAAATAGAGACAGCCCTGTCAATCTGTTTTGTGTCAACTGTTTGAGTAGTAGAACCAACTGCTTTAATCAAATCCTTCATAAAAAGCTTGATTTTGTTTTCATTAATAAGAGTTGGCTTGGTAGAGTAATTTTCAATATCTGCGATAGTATTAGAAGTTGACATTATTATATATAATTCTATAAATAAAAATCATTTTTTCAATTTTTTTGGTCTATTTTGTCTAATAATGGATTCATAGTCTTGAACCATAACGATGGGAATAATACTAATAATAAAGAACCCATGTAACCAAATGGTAACTTTGGACTATCAACATTTACAACCAATGATTGATATTCTTTAGTCGAATGTGTGTGATGGTCAGAATGTCTCCCTATTCTAAATAATAAACAATTTGTTATCATGTTGTTTGAATCCCATGAATGTTTATTTGAGACTGATTCATAATTTTTACCAATTTTTTTTCTTATCAATCCATAATGTTCAATGTAATTAATAGATTCAAGTATAAATATACTTACTAATGCCTGAGAAATGTAGAAAAATAATAAAAATGAATTAACTTGATACAAAAATAATCCAAATCCTAAATTACAAACCCATGACTTCAAAATATAATTATTATATCCCTGTTGATTAAATTCTATTTTCCAAGAATTTTTAATACCACCCAAAATACTCTGTAAAACAAAATTATAAACATTTTGATTTCTTTTAGCAGTTGCTGGATCCAAAGGTGTTGCTACATTAACGTGATGACCATATTTGTGTTCTGTGTAAAAATGATTATATATTGAACCTGATAAAATTATTTTACTTAGGGTCCTATCTAAATAATTGTTTTTATGTGATAATTCATGTGCTACAGCTATACTTTGGCTACTAATTAAACCAAAACTAAAACTAATAAGTAGGGTTTTGAATAAATCAAAACAACGATAATTTACATAAAATAAAGTCACTATGAAAGATAAAATATAAAATACAACCCATATATAAATAGGATATTTAAAAGATTTATTAAATACTAAGCTATCTTCATTTTTTGGTTGTTGAACATCATGTTCTAGAACCAAGTCTAAAATAGGTAATAATCCAAAAACATACACTATCGTCATCCAATTATAATTTAATAATACCCCGACCAAAAAATAGGGAATATTGAATGTGCAAAATAAAATTTTAAATTAAGATAGTGACATATTACTATATAAAATTCAATAACTTTTTAAATATTGATTATAAATTAATAAAGGTTTATCACTTTTATTTAAAGTAATTAAATTATATAAAGTAATTAAATTAAAATAAAAAAATTATATTATATAATAATGGGTGTAAAAGAAAAAATTGGCAAAATAGCTAATATCATAAACACTTCCAATGACTCTTGTAGTCAATTAGATGAAATTGTATGGGATTTATTAACTGAAATAGATTATAATAATTTGGACTATATCCATTATTATTCTTCAAAAATTAAACTTGACTATCAGGATTTTGTTAATATTTGGTATAATTTTATCAAAAAAAATATACTAGAAATTAAAGAAGACAAACTATTTGATTTAGATGTTGACCCAGACAAATCAGCATTAAAAATATCATTATTTGAAAATGATTTATCTGTTGAATTAGAAAGTCTTTTTAATTTACATATTGAATGTGTCGAAGATGACTTATTACTTTTTTACATTAAAGATGAGAATAAAATTTTACTAATGTACAAGTCATATGTTCCATTATTAGATTCTGATGAAGTTAGATTACCATTTTGGGAATATGTAGTTGAACATCCAAAAATTAAAGCAAAATTTGATGAAGTATTTGATAATGACAATAACATTTGTATAATAGGATTCTCAATATAATAATTTGATTATACAGATTTTAGAGAAAATTCCTGATTTGAAATATTAAATCTAATTTTACGAATTACTTTATCCATAACCTCTTGATAAACTTCATTAACTGATTTATCAGCATCAATAGTAATAACCCTAACAAATTTATTATTAGAATATAATTTATCATATTTTTCATTTAGTCTATTTAAATATTCCAAAGAAATAGATTCTTCTCCATTTCTATTTCTTTGATTAACTCTTTGATGACAAATTTCAGGTTCACATTTTAGATAAATTACAATATTTGGTGTCCAACCATAATCACGATAAAATTCTTCAGTTAAATCCCATTCTAAATTTGTCATCATATTATCTTCAAATAATAATTTACCAAAAACTTGTTGACATGATAAAGGTGATCTTTCAAAGATTCCATTAGGAATATCTTTTTTATCTAAATGACTTTTAAGAACTCTTAATTGGAAACCAAATGAATATTTTGTCATATCTGAATAAAATAGTTTAATCCATTCATCCCAATCATTTAAGGGTTCATTAAAAATTGGTAAGTCAATACTTTTATTTTCTCTAATTTTTTTTATAAGAGAACTTTTTCCACAACCTATGTTTCCATCAATAACGATTTTCATTAATGGATAGATAATATAAATAAAATGTTTTTTTAATCAATTTTTTTATTATATACTAATACTATTTGTCAATTTGGAGATAAATTTAGATGGTAATACATCTGCTATAACTTGATTAATTTTTTCGTCAGATAACAAATCAAATTTTGTTTTTACAATCATACTAATTGGTTCTCTGGAAATTGGACACTTGGAGAATACAACTTGCAATTCAATTATGGGAGTAATTTTATTTAGTTCTTCTGATAAATCTACCAATTCGGGGTTGCAACTTACTACTACAAAACTATCTGCAGCTTTATTTAATAATATATTTTTCCCATTAAGCCACCAATCATTCATAATTTTGTTTTTAAATATATCAAGTTCCAATCCTATTCTCTCCGCTTGTAATTGATCCAAATCCAAATCTATTTGTTTGATAAATTCCAAATAATTATTTACATTATGTAAATTACCTTTAATTCCTAAACTCATTTGATGTTGCATTAAAATAGATGAAGATGTAACATATCTATGTGGACAAGATTGGAAAATTGCAAATGCCATTGATGCTGCAAAATCTGCAATACAATACAATTTGATGTTTCTTTCTGAAATTGATTTAATTTGGTCGATAATTTGCATCCCTTCAATTACTGACCCACCAGGAGATGTAATATAAAAGTATAATTGGGAGCCAGTAAATTTATTCATTTTCCTAACCAAATCAGCAGTAGCATCATTATCAATTACACCTCTTAATGTAATCAAATTATTTTTATTTAGTTCAACAAATGGTATTTTTCCTGGTTCTTTTATTTCTTCACCATTAATATTTCCAATTATTAATAGTAGGTTTATTAAAATTATCATAAGTAATTTATTCATTATAATAAAATTTATTGTATTAACAATTATTATAATCAATTTTTTATTTGTAATTCAGAAGTTTCGCCGACATCTTTGGATTTGAATAATTTATCACAATTTTTCCTATAGTTTATTGGGTTAATACCACCATTTTCCCATAGTTTGCATCTATTCATATATTCTTGATAAGATTTTGTATAATAATGATTAATGACAATAGGAATTTCATTTATATCATCTTTTTCACAACCACAATCAAAACCTGTTTTAAAATAATTTAAATAGGGGTTATATATTTTACCAGTTTTACCATTGTATGGGAAATCATGTATACCATAAAAATTTACATTTCTTTGTACATAATCAGTATTAACTAAGGTTTTGAAAGATGAACAAATTTTCTCATGTTTGGTATAAGCTTGAGTAACTGGTAAATTTGGTTTTTCAATATGCCCATCTGAACCAAAATTAAATCTATGAATCTTGAAACTTCTAATTTTTTCCCAATTATCTAAACTTTTAATAAATTGTTTAATATTTTTAAAATCCTTAAATGCATGAACGAATTCATCTATATCAAGCATCATTAAAAACTGACAATCATTACCATAATTATTTACACAATGTGCATATGCTTGTTTTTGAACAGTATTTCTTCCTTGATTTACTTTGTTAACCCAATCGATTAAAGTAACATAATTTTTGTATTTGCTGTTGGGTAAATCTTTCAAGTAAGGATATTTAGATAAATTAGAATCATTACAGTATAAAAATATTTGGTCAAATCCTTGAGCAATATGATGGTCTAACCATTCTTCCATATAAGATTCTTCATTTTTAAAGATAGACATAATTGCTAAATCCCATTTTTTATTTTTTGGTTGAGAAAATTTTTCCTTAATTAATTGATAATTTTGTTTTGTACAAATAAAATAAAAAATTAAAATTAATAATAAAATGATAAATATAGTAGTTTTCATTATTAATTTTAATTAGAAAAAAAATTGTAGTTTGAGTAAATTTAATTTTGATTTAATGAATTAATTTTTAATTTTAATGCAGAAGTTACGCTCTTAAGAACAGATGTTTTCTGTTTTAATTCAATATTAGTATTCTTTAGATATTGCATGTCGCTACTATTTTGTAAAGCAATTGAAACACCTTGTTCACATAAAGTTTGCCAATTATCAATGGTAGAAACAGCTTTCGAAATTATATTTTTGTCAGATGCAGATAAATTTGCTTGAGTTAAATTTGGATCTGGAACAACAAAATGATTAATATAATTGATGGCACAGTTAACTTCACTCATTACATCGACTAGGACATCTTTAGTATCATGTGCAGTTTTTGGGATTTTAATTTCGGATGTAACTAAAATAGTTTCTTTGAATCTGCCAAAAACTTCGGACAAATTATATATCTTTTTTAATGCATCTAATACCCCTTTTAAAAAAATCGAATCATTGATTATATTAATATTTTGTAGTTTTTTGGTAAAACTAGCGAAAAGAGCACTTAATTCATCAGCTGCCTTACCAAATTCATCGAAACCATCAATATCAATATCTAATTGCATTTGTTTACTATCATTAGCAATTTTTGATGCAGCTTTAAATAATTCTGAATAATCATCTATTGTACCTTTGCCGTGAAAATCTTCACATTTAATTTGTTGAGCATAATGTCTAATTTCATTAACTAGATTATCTGATTCAGTGATAACATTATCATCATAATTATATTCCACAGTTTCTCTTAAATTTTCTGTTATTTGCGGGACTGCATTAGGATCAGTAGTATTGAAATTCGTTTCAGTGACAACATTAATATCTTGTGTAGCAGTTTGTAGATTATTAATAACTAAACCAGTGTCAATAATTGTTTCATTTAAAATGACTCTGGTATTGGTTTGAGTTGAGGTATTAGTGGTATTAGATTGAGTATCTGAGTTAGGCTGGGCATTAGTATTGGCTTGGCCATTAGCATTAGCATTAGCATTTGAGTTAGGCTGGGCATTAGTATTAGATTGGTCATTAGAGTTAACAGGACTTGAAGGATGAGAATCCGACATGTATATTATAAATGAGATATTATTTTTATTACAATTTTTACACATTTTTTTTAAAATTTTTATATAATAAATTTTGAAAATTAATTTTAATATTTTACTCTATCTATATTATAATGACTGATTACTTAAATTTACATTATCAAGGAAAATTACAATTTTATGTATCCCATTATACTGAAAAAGTATTTAAGCTAATAACTCCATTAAAAATTATAAATAAATATCCTGAACTTCAGGAATTTTATAAAGGGTTATCTGATGTTGTTAAACAACAAATTGTACCAGCTCAAGTATATTCTCAATTAGTAAAAAATCTTATTGGAGCAGCAAATAATAATCCATCAATATTAAAATTTATTGAAGTAATTATACAACATTTTAATAAAAATTAAGATAATAGTTAGAAAAATTGAAATTTATTCATAATTACTTAATTTAATAAATATTAATGGAAATAAAATATTCAAATCAAAATAATGGAGAAACTTATCTTAAAATTAAAGTTGGTACTCAACCTTACACAATTAGAGGATATTCGCGGGCTGGTCTTAAGACCTGTATTCTAATTGATGAAATGAATGTGGTTTTTGATATGGGCTATTCTAATGATAGAGCATATAGTTATGATAATAAACTGATATCTCATGGTCACACCGACCACATTGGTGCTTTACATACCGACCATTGTGCTAGGAAACTATATAATATTACCAAAGAACGACTATACATTATGCCAAAACAATGCATCAATCCTTTTAAAATGATTGCGTCTGCTGTATCAGAAATGAACTGTGGGAAATCAGGTGAAAGTATTAAAGTATTTGATACCTTACTATCAACCAAATTAATTGATTCAGAATCTTGCACTGATACTTTGCAACCATTAATTGGTTCAAGTAAATTAATTTCTGAATATTATGTTAAATCTATTCAAATGGATCATAAAATTAAATCATTTGGATATATTATCTATAGAAAATCAAAGAGACTAAAGGCTGAATATATTGGACTTCCTGGTCATGAGATTACCAAAATTAGGTCTGAGATAGGAGATGAAAATCTTACACAAGAACATTATACCCCTCTAGTGGCTTATACAGGTGATACAACTATTAATGGAATAATTCAAAATCAGGAACTTTTGAATGTACCTCTTCTAATAATGGAATGTACTGGATTCAGTGAAGATGATACATGTGATTGTCATTGTGGTAAACATATTCATGTTAATGATTTGGCCAAACATGCTGACTTATTTAATAATAATAAAATTATTCTGTTTCATTTCTCTCAACAATACAGAACAATGGAAGAATTACTAGGCTATTGTCACCATCTACCAACAAGTTTAATTGATAAACTAATTTACTTTTTTTAAATTTTTATTTAAAGATTAATCATATTATAATTATAATGGAACAAAAAGAACAAGCTAATAGTTTATTCAAAGAAGGTAAATATGAACAGGCAATTAAAATTTATTCAGATATTCTAGAATCAGAATCTGATAATACCACTATTTTGTCAAATAGATCATTATGTTATATTAAAATGGAACAATATCAAGAAGCTCTCCAAGATGCAGTTAAATGTACTAAACTAAAATCAGACTGGGGTAAGGCATGGGGTAGGTTAGGTGCATCTCTTTATGGATTAAATAAACTAGATGAGTCTTTAGTTGCATATAATAAAGCTAATCAATTAGAACCAAATCAAATTTATCAAGATATGATTGAACAAATTAAAAATGAGGTTTTACAAGTAAAGAATAAAATGGAAATACCTGATTTGAAGAATATATCGGAAAGTTTAAAGTCAGAAGGTTTAAACACTGACCAATTATTTAATACAATGTTTGATTCAGTAATGTCAAATCCTCAAATTATGGAAAAACTAACTAATCCAGAATTTCAGGCTAAAGTTTTATCTATGCAAAATAATCCAATGGAAGCATTTAAAGATAAAGATATAATGGGGTTGATGGGTGAAATGGTTAAAAATATGAAATTTTAGATATCGGTGACAATTTCTAATTCATCAATATCATTTTCATCAGTAATTATTATGGGTTTCTTTTTAGTATCTGATAATAATTGTCTAATATTAATATTTTGTTTTGGTGCATTAGAGAAGAATCTTTCTTTTGATGTTTTACCTGAAACTTCTTCTTGACGTAATTTTATTTCCTTACAATATTTAATGGGTGGGAATCCCCCATTTTTAACAAAATTTTTACTCATTATAATTGATTATATTTTAATTATAAGTTTTTTTTAGACTACAATTTAAAGTCTACAATTATAGGTTTATTTGGATGAGTTTCTTTTTGTTTTTGATTATTATCAGTTTTATCTTCTGAATCTTTTTTATTATCTAAATTAGATAAATCATCATTGATATCATTTTTATTAATTTTATGAAAATGATTAATATTACAACACTTTCCTTTATTAACACAGTTAAATTTAATATATTCAGAATCTACTAATTCTCCAATATAATTCAAATATAATAATCTGTGTAAAGCATACTTTTTACCATTAAAATAGAAATTTATGTAGGAATTTTTTTCCTCATTTTTGATAACAGTAACATAACCTGTCCATAATGAACATTCATTACCAAATATTGATGTATTTAAATATTTACTTAATCTCTTAAGATCATTATATAATAATTTTTTATCAGGTGAAACATTCTTTTTTTGATTTTTTATTAATTCTACAAGAATGTTATCACAATTATTTTTATTAATATTTGTATCATCCATATGTTTTTACTATATATATAAATATAAAATTTATATATATACTTAAAAATTATAAAAATTTAATTATTTTTTATTGATAGTAAATAGAATATATATTTTTAGGAATTGTATTAGAGCTATCAAAATCAAACTTCATGAAGATAGTTTTGTTAATATTTTTATCTGATGTAAAATTCTTAATTGTTTCAGAATTAACAGGAATTTCACCTTGAAGGAAAATATATTTAACATTTGAATAGTTATCATAAACAACAATAGGAATCGGTATTAAATGACTTAAAATAAATAGTTCTACCTTACCATCTGTATTAAATGATGTTTTTCTGAACTTATTGAGAGTTGACTCAAAGAAGTTATTTTCATTTTTAAAGTATTTTTCTAAATATTTTCTGATAGAATCATTACCCTTATTAATATTATTTTGAATGTAATCAATAATATTCGCCTTAAATAAATATGTTAAATTAGTTTGTAAATCACTAATAAATCCAAGATTTCTAGATTCTATATCATATAATGGGTTATTCATCCAATAATAGCTATTAACATAAGTCCTTATAATGGAATCTTTATTTGGTGCAATAACTTGAATAAATTGTTTACCTAATTCAATAAGTTCAGGATAAGTATCTTCAATGGTATCACCCATAGATTTTAATACTTGTCTTTTACCTATTGTGGGTATTTTGTCTTTACCAAATAATTCTGACATAAGTTTGGTTATATTAAAGTTTGATGCCTTAATAATCTTTTGGTCTTGTCTATTAGTATATTGTGTGTAATCAACAATATCAGAAACATAATAATTAGATTCTTGTATTAATTCCTTAAATTTGATACCATCTTGAACCATTTCTTCAATTACTTTGTTGACAAAATCAATTGCTAAATTTTCTAATAATTGTAATTTACAGGAATCATCTTTCCATACACAATGTAAATTAGTATTACATTTATCTTTATTATTATTTATTTCACAATAATCTCTCACATTGTAAATAACATAGTCTTTAAGGTTTGGTATATCCTTAACTAAGAATGCCATCAAATCATTCTTGCTCTTTGAACCGGCTTTTTGTTCTCCAGCAATCTTATATTGTTGTGCTAATTTTGGATCAATAATATGGAATAATAGCTTTCTTAATTCATGTTTTTTATCTTTAATTCCTAATTTAGCATTTCTAACTATAGATATTATTTTATCTCTAAGCTCATTATTTTCACTAAGGTACAAGCTTAGTTCCAATCTATATAAGTTATATGATTCTGTTTTATAATTATGTTCTCTGACACGTTTTGTTCTATCATCATAAATTATTTGATTATCATAATTAATAATTTCTTGATTAATAGTTTCTTCTAAAGGTTGGAACCTAATAGATAGAGCTAATTTTTTGATATCTTTCTCATCTACAACTTCATTTTGGATAGGAATAGTTAATTCATTATCTAATAAAATAGAAATAATCTTAATCTTAGAATCAGTCTTTTTATCATAGAAAACAGATTTTGGTTTGTAATCTAATTTTAGAATTTTATCAACTTGTTCCAATAATTTAATGGTTGATGATAGATTAAGCCAATTTATTTTTGTATTTCTAATACTTGCAAATGAATATTCATAACTTATTCCGGACGGTTTGGTAGGTAAAATTAATCCATTGGTCAATTCTAAATATTTACATTTTTGTCTATCATCTATGTATTGTTTCTTAATTTGTACTTTATTATTGACTAAAATATTTATTAGGTTTTTAGCAACCAAACTAGAGTTGGATGTAATTTGATTAATTAATGTATTTTTACAACTCTTGAAATGATAATTTTTCAATTCACTAATAATTTTATCAATTGGACCATTTTGAGAGAAGAATTTTTGAAGGAAAATTTTCTTATTAACTTTTTCATCTTTTTGAACTCTATAAATTGGGAAGTAATATTTACCTTCCTTAATTAAAATAACAATATCTCTATTTTGGTCTAACTGTCCATAGTTTTCTGAATTGAGACATTCTAAATAATATCTTTCTTTTGTTTTCTCTTTTTCAAGAGCTTTTTTAACTATGAGAGTTTGTTTTGATAAAATATAGTAATTAATACCCTTATCAGATATAACACCTGGAACTGCAGATAATTCACCAATAATATCGTATTCTAAATAATTTGATGATTCCAAATATTCGATATATTTTTCCTTGGTTTTAAAAGATTCAGATATATCACCATTATTCAAATAGTTAAAATACTTACTATCTTTATCAGCTTTAATAAATTCAATCATTTGTTGAATAATTTTTTCGATTGGTTTTTCATATACACTGGCTAATGCAATCAGGAAATGGTAATAATCATGTTTTACAGTATATTTGAAAAAGTAACCTGATTTAGATTCAAGCAAATAATGGTTTTTAATCTTTTGATCGTGATTCCAAATTTTATTAAAGAATATATCAAGATATTTGGGTAAATAGATGAATCTTCCTTCTTGAATTTTGTTAGTATCCTGTAAAATATAAAGTTTATCTCCTAAATTGGAAGCACTAGTTTTTTCCACTTTTTCGTCTTTAGTTTGTTCTCCGATACATTTCAAGAAATAATTCTTTTTTTCTTTATTTGCCCCAGTCATGTGGTCTTTCTTAAAACAACAAGGCATACATAAATCATTAGGATTATTACCACGAGCCAAAAATCCTATATACATATGTTCTTGATTTTGAGAAGGGTCGCATGAATAAAAGTTAAAAGTATTATTTTCACCAGGTAATTTGATTGCCTTAATTACTGTTTTATATAATTTACCTCTGATTTTCATTTCTACAGCTCTTTCATAAAATCCTGTCTTTTGATTTAGCTTATAACCTTCTTTAATCAGTTTTTCAATTTGGTCCCCTGGGGTAATGTCAGGTCTACGCTTTTTGTCGGTACCAGAATTTTGACATGACCTAGTCCATTGATTTTGACCTTTTTCAGGCTTAAAACCCAATCTTGCTTTATCAAGTGATGTAATAGCCTTTACAGTTTTAATACTTGTTTCATATTCAACAACTTCAATAACTTTATTACGTCTTTTAGCAATTTTAGTCAAGTTCTTTAAAGTATCTTTTAACTTTTGGAATTCTTTCTTTTGGTATAAATATGTTTCCACATATAAATATATCAAAACTTTCATAAAATCTATAATTTCATCTAATTGATCTTTGTTTCTAGCACCTGTAATTCTTATTTTATATCGTTCCTTATCTCTTCCTTGAATATCAATACCAATACCTGGAGGTTTAGATTTAGGTAATGCTTTTAATTTCTTCAAAAGTTTTTTAGATTTTTTAATTACCTTTTGATATTTTTCTCTAACAAAATCTAGTTCTCTGGCAGCAACATCAACTGTAATATTGAATTGTTTTGATATTTCATCAATCAACTCACGATCATTTAATTCATAGTTTCTTAAAAAATATAAAATTCTCAAGTGCATTTTAGTTCTATTTTCATACTTACTAATACGTTTGTATCTCAAGTAAGTACCATATTTTGATGTTTCTTCGACTTCATCTTGTTTTTTGGATTTACGTTTTTTAGGTTCAATAACCAGTGAAACATAAGGGAAAAAGAATCTAGAAAATTCAGATAAATCATTATGATTAATTTTAAAGTTTTCTGGAATACTAAATTTTTGTATGGTATTAATAAATGCATATTTAAATCTATCATCCGGAGGTAAAATAAACTTGATTTTCTTATTTTCACTATTTATTTTCTTTAATAAATCTCTAACATAATTATATGTTTCATTAATATCTTCAACAGTAGCTTCATCATCTTCTTTCCATGTAATTTTATATTCAATTCTACCAGTTTCTTGTAAATTAATACTTATATATTTATCATCAGTTTTAATTTTTTCATTTTGAATTTTAATTTTGAATGAAATACCATATGGAGCATTTTCAAACCATTTTGCAAGAACATCTTGATTATCTATTTTTTCGGCATTAGTATAAAACTTGTAAGTTAATTGGGAATCAGGTGTTTGGTATTGAATAAATGGATATTTTTGATTAACAATGAAATTATCAAATATTCTATATAAATTGAATTTAGAATCAGAAGTAGTACCAGTTATATTTTTAGGGTCTGATATGTTAACATGAATAATTGATTGGATTATGTGATTTTTGCTAAATAATTTATCAAATTTACCCATATCTAATTTAGCTTTTTCTACTGTGTTTTCAATTTCTGATTCCAATTTATTATCATTACGAATTGTACCAAATTGAGATTCTATAAATTGTATTTCTTTATCATTTTTACCTGACAACAATTGAACTATTTGTTCAAGTCTTTCGTATGAAATTAATGGATAGTAAATATTAACATAAACATCATACAAGTTACGTTTTTCCTCAGGTTCTGGATTATAATTTGTACCTAATTCATTATATATATCTAACATAAAAATTTCGTTCATGGTTATAAAATTTTCATAAAATCTAACAATATTAGTTTCATCATCTTCACGTTTAATTTTATATCCAAAACTATCTTTGAGGTAAGATAAATTGTTTCTTAATTTTTCATATACTTTGATATTTTCATTGGGTTTAATATCAATTTTAAGTAATTCGTTTCTTCTAATCCATTTTTGTCCCAACATAACATAATCCTGTTTATTTTCAAAATCATATTCAGACCAGAAATATTGACTTTCAGGTAATAATTTCATTGATTTACCAAATTTAGTAGAAATGGGAATTGATGTACAAATTTTTTTTCTCATTGACTTAATCGTATCATCTTTAAAAATAAATTGATTTGTAATGTAATATTTCTTGTACAAATCTTCTAATTTTGCATCATATGTTAAATCTTCTTGTGAATCATCATAATTTTTTTCAAGATTATCTGTTTCTTTTTCCCATTTCTTGTTATTAATTGCTTCACTAATTAATTTGGATGTTTCTACAATAGTCTTACTACTTTCAACATCTGCTGTTGTATATAATTTGGTAATTTCGTCTAAATCAAAATCTTCTTCAACATGTTCTTCGAAATCTTCTTCACTAATTACTTTAGTTTCATCTTCATCGTCTTCATCATCTGTCTTGGGTTCAGAATCTTCTGTTTGGTCTTCTTGTTCAGATTCTTCATCATTCATTATTTTACCCAAAAAATATTGTTCTTTTTGAAATAGATTGACAGGTTTTTCAAAATTACGATTTAAATTAGCATCTCTTACCTTAAAAAGATTAAAATCACCTGAACCTCCTTCTAATAAAATAGGTTCATCTTTTTCAGTTAAAGCAATAGTAGAAGCTGACACCTTTTCAATATCTCCATATGTTCTAAAATCCATTTCTACCTTTCTAGTTTGGGTTTTAATTTTGTTTCTCATTAATAAATAATTATAATAAGACGCAGAGAATGAATAAGATACTTTTTTAACTGGAGGTTCATTTATGTGTTTATTATACCATTCTTTTCCAAATTTTGATTCAAGAATTTTCTTCTTGGCACCAGTAGAATTAATTGATTGTCGTTGACTATTGATATGATAACTAATAAAGAATTTTTCATACCAAAATTCACCATATAATTTTTCCAATTTTTCATAATCTGTTTTTGAAATTGTATTTAAAGTTGTATAAAAATTTTTTTCCGTTATTCCCTCTAAAATATTCATTATATCATTAGGAACTAAGGAACCAATAAATATATACATTTTATATTGGATTCTCCTATTATTATTTTTAAATTTATGAATTATTTTTATTGGATCTTTCATATTATATTCCAATAGAAATAATTTATATTTTAATTATACTTTATTTTTGTTATTTAATCCAGGGTTATTAAATATAAAATAAGTTAGGATAATTATCTAATTAAATTATAGATGAACTTAGTATCATCCCGCAATATTCTACTGGATTTTCTGAGTAATCAACTTTTTCATATAGATTTATCTTAATTGCTTCTTCTATCATTTTTTTGAAAATTTTTTTAAATAAAGCTCCATGACCAATTTCAGGGCAAGCAAAATGTGCCATTTCATGAATTACCACATACATTAATAAATTGATGTCATGTAATTTTCCATTCTTTTTACTTCTTAAACATACTGATAATTCTTCACCTTTATTGACACTATAAGATGTTAAGTCTGAGGTTGGGTCTGTTTCATAAATAACAGTTCTTGATTCAGTAAAATTTTGGTCTAACTGGTCCCAATATTCTTCATAATCAGGATATGATGCTTTATTTTTAACTAAATAATTTTTTAATTTATACATTCTTTCAACAACATCTCCAAGTAATTTACCTTTTTGTTCTTTATAATTATCTTTTTGGACCAAAAATTTTGTTCCGGAATTTGCTTCAACATACACCAAATTATTTCTGTTCATAACTAAGAAAATATATATGAATACAATTATCATTGATATTAAAATAGTTTCTTTCATCTAAACTAATAATTTAATTTAGAAATTAATAAAAAAATGATATAAATTAAAACTTTAAATTTAAAAAATTTCTAGTTCATATATATTATAAATGGGATTAACTAATAGTAAACAAAATTCCGAAACAATCAATTGGAATAATCTTAAGACTGAAAACATGAGTTCTTCAATGCCAAATTTTAATGGTTTATCTAACGAAGCTAAACAATTAATTGCAAGCTTAAATATTCCTGAAATTACTGAAACTGAATCATCCGAATTTACAGTAAGTAGAATTTTAAATACAATCAACACTGGTTTAAATAAAAATGATCAAAATAGATTCCATCAAATTCTTGAACAAGTTTCAAGCCAATCTGAAGATTTATCTAATACTTCTCCTTTTATTAGTTCCGAAATGTATGAATATTTAGTTAACTCTAAATCTTCTGAAAATGGTCAAACCGGTGGTGCCAAAAAAGCTAATAAAAAATCTAAAAAATCTAAATCCAAAAAAGGTGGATCTTTAGATAATGATAGTTCTACTTCATCTACTTCATCTGATTCTTCTATGGAAGATATCCTTGATTCTACTGAAGAAGAAATTATCAAAGAAAAGAACAAAAAGAACAAGAAATCAAAAGATAGCTCTGATTCTGAATTATCAGGTGGTGAATTATCTTACTTATCTTCATCTGCTCACACAGGTGGTGAATTCTCAGATAGCGAAGATTCAGAAGCTGATTCTGAAAAAAGCTCCGAAAAAAGCTCTGTAGAATCATCCAGTCAAACTGAAACCACTGAAGAAAAATTAACAAGAGATGAAGAAACTGTTACAGATGAAAATAAAGACATGATGAGTACATCCATTAGTGTTAACACCGAGGATATCAATATGATTTCTGATTATTAAAAATAAGAAGAAATTGTTTGATAATGCCCATCAATATGATTTCTGATTATTAAAAATAAGAAGAAATTGTTTGATAATGCTCATCAATATGATTTCTGATTATTAAAAATAAGAAGAAATTGTTTGATAATGCCCATCAATACACAATTATAAAATTAATCATATATATTTAATGTATTATTAATTTATAAATTAAACGTTAATTTGTTTCACCTTTGATTTTTTATCGATTATGGATTTTAGGTCCCAATTTATAAAAATTTCGTCGGGATTTTCATTAATAATTACCTTATTATTTTCCATAAATTCATTCATTTCATCAACAAATTTATTAATTTCCAAAATAAGTTTTTGTTTTTTAGTTTTGACAACATTATTTATGGGTTCAGGTTTAGAAATCTTACCTGCCTTAATATCAATCAACATTTGTAAAGCAGATTTTGGTTTCTTTATTTTTGGTTCTGAATTAGAATATGTTTCTTCTATATCTGTATTAGAATTTTCAGGTTTAATTTCCTGTTCTAATAATTTCTTTTTGCTTACTCGAGACTTTTTAGGCTTAGTTTCATCATTAGTCTTAGGTTCTTTGATTGGTTTCACTTTAGGTTCCTTAACTGGTTTAGGTTTAGGTTCCTTCTTAATTTTAGGAGCTGAATATTTATCAATAAATTCTTGGAAAATATTAATTGCATTTTTATCAACTAGTTCTAGGAATTGAAGTGCTGGATTCATAATTTGATTAGTCAGATAAAACAGATAGTCAAGTTCCAGATTCTTTTCTTTAATAAACTTTGGTGTTTCAATCATATCTCCTTGTAATAATTTAGTTCCATCAGTAGGGGTTGGAACTTTGATAACCGCAAATTCAATACGGTCACCAGATTGAGGAGTATTACCCGGATCTCGTTGAGCTATTTTCTCTGCTAGATAAACATGAGCAATTTTTTTCCAATCCTTATAAGACTCTTTCAATTTAAGAGTTTTTGATGTTAGGAAATATTTAATATCATATTTACCTTCAAACATATTTTGAAGACATTTTCTAGTATAATCTTTAGCTCCTTGTGGACTTCTAAAGTTAATAAGTTGGTCAATAATACCACCACAAATTTCTTTTACAATCGGAGCATTATCTCGACGTTTCAGCACAATACCCATAAAGTCCTGTTTATATTTTTTGGGGTCAAATTCATATTTATTACCAACATATCGCTTTTTTGTTAAAATAGCAAAAGGCCAAAATGTTTTCTCATATTCGCAATCATGAGGGAATGGCAATCTTGATTTTATGGTTTCTCCTGACAACTTACCCATTTCCATACCAAAGTCTAATGTTCTCTTATCTGTGATAGCTTGACCACCCTCATATATGTCTACCATATAAAGTTTCTTTTTATCATTAGACATATCAAAGTCCCATCTTGGTTGAACCCAATAATAAATGTAATTCTCTCTTTCCATTTGACTCATATCTAATCTTCTCATATTGGTTTGAACAAACTTGATTACTTTTTGATAATGATTTTGTTTATCCTGGTCAAATTTCAATCCAATATCTTTTTCCATAAAATCTTCCATTATTTCGTCTAATGTCTTTTTTCCATTATTTTTATTATATAGTTCAATAAATGGAATTGTATGTTCGTTTAATTTTTCCTCATTAAAACTTATACCCATATCTTTATCGGATATTAAATTCTTAATCAGAAGGTCAGCCATAGTAGACATATCTAAGTTTTTATTTGCACCAATAAATTCTGTCAAATAATGGGATATTTTTACTGTATCTTTAACAGGTTCATTCGAAACATCACTTGCAAATTTATTAATTGTTTTCTGCAATTCTTTTCTTTCACCTGAATAAACCCATTTTTCTTTGATTGTTTTTTCCATTAGAGTTTTAGTCAGTTTATAAACCTGTTCATAACTTAGTTTCACTTCCTTACTAAATACGAATGATTCTGGATTTGACGATATAAATCTTGATGAAAAGGATTCTATTGTTTTATCTGAGGGCATTACATATTTATCGACAAATATGGTCTTGATATGTTCCATTACTGGTTTCATTAGATAATTCTTTCGATTATCAACCAAGTCTTCGGTTACTAATCTTATTTTGGCTAATTGATGTTCTGCCCATTGGGTTAACTTGATGTCAAACATATATGTATAGTCCTTTTCAACCAATTCTGCCAAAGTCCATAACCAAGGTATATAACTCTCTTGCATATATTCCTTGACAAATTGTTTGATTCTATCCTCTAATGGTAATATAATAGCATGATGAGATGGCTCTGGTAATGTAATTGGTGGTTCAGGTAGTTGGAGTTCAGTTACTTTGTCATCCGAATAATAGGTATCAAAAACCTGATTAAATAGAGTTCGCTCTTTTGGACCAAAATATGGTTCAATTAATTCCCTGGCAAATCCAACTATTTTCTTCCAAATTTTTAAGGATTGTTGTTTAGGTACTAAGGATGTATTCTCTCTGAAGCGATAACAACTAAATATAGAATCAGTATCTCCGTACCTAATAACTGGCTGGAAGGTTATCATTGAAAGATCTTCAGTAACATATTTTTTAAGGTCATTGATAAGTTCTTGGTCATTTCTTGCTTTTAGTTCCAAGTCAAATAGATGTTCAATCTTATCATGTTGTCCTGTTTTGTAAAAATGTTTTAAACCATTAATTATCCAAGGTAAGAACTCTTCATCATATCTTTTTGCCAAAATAAGCATCTCACGACCAGTAGATGTGGTACACGCTGCAATGTCACGTTTACAAACAGGTGATGTACTTGCACCTAACTGTCCATATAGTGAGTTAGCAGTAATTTTTACCGCAAGTTGTTTTGCATCCAAAATCTTTGCTTTAAATGGATCAGTTTCCTTAGCCATTTGTTTTTTAACTGCTTTACGTTCCTTAAGTAAATTATCCAAAATAGTTGGAATAACTCCTAATTTATTGTTAACTTGTGCAAATCGTCTATATTGGATAGAACCATCAGACTCTTTGAATTGGGCATTATAATATTTGACTCCTGGAAGATTATCAAATTCTGGATCTTCTACCATAGTTTCATGACTCATATTTTTATGCATAATAGAAGCTGGATACAAACTCATATAATCTTTAGTAGCCAAAGCCTCATAATCCACTTTTGGTACTGGGTCAAACACAATCGCACCCTCATAACTAGATGATTCGGATTCTACTTCTTCACGTTTCTTAGATCTACATTTGGGACATTCCCATTTATCTAAGAATTCATGAGAACATTTTAAGCATCGATAAGTTTTAGATACTTTAAGTACTGGGAATGCATATTTGTGTTTTCTAAATTCTCTTAGACACAGAGAAAATAGTTTGATACCTTGACCTCTAATAAATAGATAAGACAAAGGAACAAAACATACATTTGCCATTTCTAAGTTTTTAGTAACCACCTCTAATTTATTCATCAACAGATTAACTAGCTTACAATCCTTAACGCAATACTTGGCCACAATTGCTCTATCATCTGCACTTCCCTTTTGTAATCTGAAAATATCTTTGGGACCTACATCATCCTTAGCTTGTGACCAATTAATTACACCACCTTGTTTGGCTGTATCAAGTTCTAAAGCTAAAAAGTTGTCGCCTTTCACTATAATTTTTTTATTAATAGAATCAACTTCAAGTACTAGATATTTTTCACCAACTTCATCAGATACAAATCCTTTGATAACTTCTAAGTGAACATAATCACCAGGTAAAATATCATTAACTGCCTTACATTGCAATTCAAATCTCTCATTTGGCAGTAGTTGATAACTGGATACTTCACCACGAATAAATTTAGATGCCACATAATCAAGTTTATAAGACGGTAAGTTAAATGTCTTTTGAATATCTTTCATCAAGTCAATATGAATACGACCTGGGGTATCCCAAAATCTAAGTAAGTTTTCACCTAGTGCAGATGAAGCCAATTTCATTTCCTTAAAGTTACATTTATAATTTTTAAGTTTTGACATATATGCCATTTCACCATCAATATTCAAAATTTCCTTACACCTATCGTACATATACTTTTCGTCGAAAAAGAAAATGTTATATCCAGTAATAATATCACAATCATTATTATTAATTTCATCCAAAAACTTTATCATTAATTCCTCTTCAGTTTCACAACTTTCCACAATAGTATTTTCTACTGGTGATGTTTGACCTAAACAAGCAATATATTGACGATATGGTATAGATTTACCGATGTAGGTATATGTGGCACCAATTTGAATTACAGAATCACCCTTACGTTTTGCTTGGGGGAATTCTCCGTCAATTGAATTACATTCAATATCAAATGAACAAATTCTAAATGGGGCATTATGATCTTTCTTAATAGGATTTAAATTACGGTAATCAACCACAATTTCAATATCACATCTAGATTCTTTTAGGTCTTCATCATCTATTAATTGATACTTGTCAGTTTGTACCCAGGAGCATCCACTTATTTCTCTAATATGAAAACATCTTAACATTGGTGGTAAGTTAGCTTCATACAACTTAAACTTTGTTGCCTTAGATAATTCTGGAACTCCCGGAATACTAATTTCATTATTTTCCATAAAACTCTTATATTTTTTCATTCCATCAGCATTATTAAAAAATAATCTTCCAAACCAAAATTCCTTATCATTGGTAAATCCTTCGGCACGTTTTAACTTAAATAATTCTATTTTCTGAAGAGTTGATTTAAATTTATAAAATATCTTTTTATTATCCTTACTTTTGAAATAATATTCCATCTTTTTAACAACATCCTCCAAATATGATTTTGGTTTATGTTGCAATTTAGTTGGGATTAAAAAGTAAAATCCTGGTGTATAACCTACAATTTTAGCATAAACTGATTTACCATCATCACACCTACCAAAAGAATGAATTATAAAATCACCCGGGAACTCTTCATCAGATTGGTCACCATCTTCATCAACCTTCACTTCATGGCCTTCAAGCCAGTCATAAAGTTGAAACTCTAAACTTTCTTTAACTGTTTGTTTATTAGTCATTAATAGTATACTTAATAGGATATAAAACAAGTCTTTATCAATTTTTTAACAGTATTTATTATTAATTTATAATTTTAACTAATGAATATAGAAAAAAACTTTAAGCATTTATATCTCAAATACAAGATTAAATATCTCAATTTGAAAAATCAAATGGGTCAGGGAATATTTTCAAAATCGAAAAAATATAAATTTTATAATAAAGTTCGTTATGAAGGTAAGTGTGTAATATTTATGACAAAACAAATATTAAAAAATGTTTCAAAGTTTATGGAAGATGATGGTAAATTTAAAATTGATAGCTTAGGTAGAGATGATGAAGAACAACATGATATCCTAAAATATGCTAAAATTGGGTTTGATGGGTCGAATGTTTTATTTAGACAATTCGGTATCGGAGCTTTATCAACAAAATTTGAAAAATATAAACAACAACTTATGGATGAACCAAATAATAAAGAAAAACAAGCTTTAGCAAAATCACCATCTAAATTAAAATTTAATAAACATAAAGCTATTAGATTACCGTTTGATATTGATGTTAAAGATATTGAACAATTTGAAACAATTAGAGAATTAATCAACGAAGAAGAAGAACGTATCGGTAATAAATACGCACACCTATATCAAGAAGATGACGATGATACATATTTATATTGGGGTATTTTAGATTACAAAAAAAATGGTACATCCAAAATGTTAGCATTTGAAGAAAATCCAATTATTAAATTTAATAATAAAAAAAGACGTAGGTATTACCCAGAATAAACTATAATTAAATTTTAGACATCTGATATTCATCTAATACTTTATTCAAATGAATATTAATTATATCAATATCTGTCTTATAAATCCAATTATCCAAAATCTCACCGAAATTATTTTCCACAAATTTTTCAAAACTTTTTAAAATCTGTCCAATTTCTTTCCCAGAATATCCTAACTCAATTAACCTTTTTCCTGAAAATTTATTTTTTACAGTATTATTAAATTCTATCTTTGTTCTTAAAATATTAAAATTTCTAAATTTTTCTAATAATATTAGGCTTTTGTTTTCTTTATCACAAAAAAAAGGTTGATATAATGTATTTTGTGGCATAAGTTTATATGTGGATAAGCTATTATAAATATCATTTATAATTTCTTTTTTTTTATTTTCATAACAAAAATCACAATAAATTTCAATTGAAAAATCAGTATATCTTGGACATATTTTCAAAGCCCAATCATTACAATTTAAACATTTTGCTTTCAATACAACTAAAGTATAGTTTATTAAATTATCATCAAAAAAAATTAATTGATTCGTATTTGTGTTACTCAAATTCAACATTACATTATTATTATTTTTATATTTTATTATTTCATTCAATAATTTATCACTATAACTATGAAATTCATCTAAATACAAATTTATTGGATTATTCAAATTATTATTTATTAATTCATTTATTTTTTCTATAATTTCGGATTCATTTAATAAATAGTCATATTTTACATAAATATCTGGATTTCTTGATGTCCATAAACCATATGTCATGTCAAATTTTTGATATAAATCTTTATTCAAAAAATTATATGTTGTTATATTTTCTTCTTTACTTTTTATGTAATTCATAATCATCTGTGAAGTTTTTCCACTTGTTGATATACCATTTAAAATTTTTATTTTCATATATATTTATTTATAATTTATTCATCACCATTTGGTAAAATATCATTTGTAGTATTAATAATCATAATATAGATAATTAAATTCTACCAATAGCAACCATTTTCTATTTTCATATATCCTTCTGGTTTATACTCATTATCTATTTCTAATATCCAACAATCTTTATTATTTAATTCAATATTATTTTTTTTATAATATTCTTTAGTTCGCCCATTTAAAATTCCAAAAAATGTTTGTAAATCTCCACCAACAGTCAATACATTTTTATTTATTTCTGTAAATTTTTCAGCTAAAATACAACTATAAGCACCACAACTTATTATTACATTATCATAATCATTTTCTACAGTTTTTATGATATCGTTAAAAATTTTTTCATTTGTTTCTAAAATGTTGTTGTCCGGACCATTATTAAAAAAAGTATATGGAAATTTATATATTAGTGTTTTTTGAATATCTGGGGTATTTGGATAGATTTTTTTACAATTTCCGTTGTCTATTTGTAATTTAATTAATGGTGAAAAAGGAGATATAACAAGTATTTTTTGATTTTTTATATAATCAAATACAAAATTTTGATTTACACTTAACATGCTTTTAGGATTTAAGAACATTTTAAATTCATTGATATAATCTTCTTTATCTTTTTCAAATCTATGAAGAGCTAAAATGTAATTATCACAATCTTTAATGTATTTTATCAATTTTTCCATATATGTTTTATATATTTCTGGTTCTTTTTCATGATTTACGTTAAAATAATTTCCAATTTGTGTT